TTTAAATTATAATTTTATTTAGGTTTTTTTTTTTTTTTTTTTTTTTTTTTTTTTTTTTTTTTTTTTTTTTTTTTTTTTTTTTTCCCTTTTTTGGTTGGTTGGAGTTTTTTTTTTTTTTTTTTTTTTTTTGATTAAAAGAGTCCCTTGATTATAAATTTAAATAAGAATCTAAAAATCAACCTTGAGTTTATCCAAGAGCGGGAATTGACTTTTATTGTACAATGTGTACTAATCAATTCCCTGAATTCTCAACCTTTGAGATATCCTTTCGCGGGCTAATTTAACGGGGTTTTTAAACAAACTATTACAATAGCTGCTTGAATACAAACATTTAAGATTGTCTTAAGCAACACGCGTTTACAAACCTAACGTCTCTTTGAATTATCTTTTACCAGTTTTTAATGATAGTGACGCTTTAATAATCACGTTTACACTTTGTTGATTCTGTTGGGTTTCTTATGCCGTTTAATTAACCCACAATGAGGCAAGAACATATCCTAACTTGAAGAAATACGGTTTGATTCGCAAGAGAGTCCGGTTGTATTAGAAAAGTTATAACCAGAGGACACACTAATGACAGGGAATGTATCTTATTTACAGATAACTAAGCCTGATCTGAACAGCTTAGATGACGATGATAACGATTTGTCAAATATCCGGTCAGTTCGTAGGCTTGTTGAGTTAGGCTTTGACCCAATAGCTAAACAAGTAGAACTATATCGAAAGCTTGAAGCTCAAACAGAATATCATGAAGGAATGCAAACAGGCACTATTGCCCAGTTAAATGGCGATGGTAAACAACGACGCTATTCTCCAATGGCGCATGCAGCTATTCTTAGTTTAATGCAGAAGACAGGCACTGACCTCACACGCTATATGTATGGTCGTGTACCTGAAGGTATTAACTTCGATACACCTGTTAATCAACCGTTTATTTTGGCGCTTGAAGACCCAAGCCAAAATGACTTAGATACGTTGCCCGAATGATGAATGCTAGCTTAAAGCCTACAATAACATTGCATAAATATCAAACACCTATGTTTAAAGACCTCTTTATTACTAAAGAAGCACGATTTGCAGTAGGTGTTTGTGCTCGCGGATGGGGCAAGTCCTTCTTTGCAGCAGTTGCAGCTTGGACTGCTTGTAGAGAGTTGATGGAGCTGTCACCAATGGTTCCAAATAAGAATGTTTATATTATTGCTCCAACATTTGATCAGGTTAAAGAAATTTATTTTCCGTTACTTGCTCATCACATGGGGCTAGAAGCTTATGCTATTAAGTCTTCTCACGATAGAGGAACATTTGAGTTCCCAGGGAATGTTCATTTACGGCTAGTCTCCTATGAAGCTATTGAAAGGATGCTAGGGAAGGGCGCTTATTTCGTTGTAATGGATGAAGTAAGCTCATGGAATAGAGGGCCTGGCTTGCGTGTGGCTTGGGAAAGAATAATAGAGCCTTGTATCAGAACTCGTTGGTCTCCAATGATGGCTGAACATTATGGCGCTCCAAGTCCAGGAAGAGCCGCTGCTATTAGTACTCCCAAAGGGTATAACTTTTTACATAATATGTTTCATTTTGCAGAGAATGACAGTGAATGGCGTTCGTATCACTATGATTATACTAAGTCTAAGTATCTAGACCCGGCTGAAATAGAAAAAATTAAGCATCGCATAGACCCTGTTGAATGGGCTTCAGAGTACCTTGCGCAGTTTCAAGATTCCGGCTTTAGCGTATTTTATAATTTTAACAGAGATAAACATGTTAGAGATGATATTCTTGATTTTCAGGTTGGAGAAGACGTTCATCTAGGTATTGACTTTAACGTTGGTATTATGGCAGCTAGCGCTTTTGCAGTGAGAGCTGATCAAATACACTATATAGAAGATTTCAAAGGTTCGCCCAATACAACTGAACTTATTAAAGTTGTAAAAGCTAAATACCCTGATAAAAGAATAATTACTTACCCTGACCCTACTGGTAATTCAGCTAAAACATCTGCAACACTGGGTGCTTCTGATCTATCTTTATTAAGAGATGCAGGGTTTGCTGTTTGCGCAAGAACAGCTTCACCTAAAATTGTTGACAGTGCACAAGCTGTTAACAGGAAGCTTTTGACAGCATCTGGTAACAGTTCAATGTTTTTTCATCCAAGAGCTCAAGACACTATAATGTCTATGGAGCGAACGAGTTGGCTAGATAGAAACAGTGATATGATGGTCATAGATAAGAAAGGCGGCCATGAACACTGGAGCGATGAAGTCAGATATTCAACAGAGTTCCTTTACCCAGTGAATCACGGGGGTACAATGGTACGACAAAGGAGTACATTTTAATGGCAAGATCTGGTCTAACAACAGGTAATATCGATGTAACACCGCTAAGCGAAACAATTATAATGGACATAGTCCAAGGAGAGCAATTAGAGCTCCCAGTAACTCTAGACATTTTTGAATTTTCTGACCCTGATGACGGTTTTGAATATGAATATGTTATACTAGAAGGTGTTAATGACGGGGCGGGTACTATACCCTCTACATACAAAACTGACGGATATCAAACAACGCTTAATGTTCGAATCCCGAACAACAGAGGCGCTTGGTTAAATACAACAGCTTATACGCTAGAAGATGTTGTTAGCTTCGAGAACAAATCATATAAACTCAATGTTGGAACTAACTATATTAACGATATAAATCCGGCATTAAACCCTTTATGGTTAGAGCATGATCCTACAACTGTTTACTTGTCTTTTCCTTCTAATTTAGGTTTTGGCTGGGCTCCTGGCCCTGCTATTGGGTTTCCTGTATATGGTTTTATAGAGCTTCGCGTAACAGAGCCAAATAACAACACTTACAGAAGAACTTGGAAGCCAGTAAGAGGTTTAGTAAAAATCTTATTTAGTCCAACAATGCTTGTAACTCCTGATACTGTTCTTGAGCCTACAACAACTGTAGGTTCTGTACTTAGATATAGTGGCAGTACAGGCTGGATTTACAGTCCTGCTTTGATTATTACAGATGGCGGTGATGTCAGCATTACTGGAACTTTGAATATTAGTGGCGGTTCGCTTGATTTAACTGCTGGCCTACAAAGCACAGGCGCAGGCGCTAACAGCTTCCGAGCTGGCGTCAATGCTGGAGCCGCTACGCAAGGCTCTAATGCTGTTGCTGTAGGATACTTAGCTGGTAACAATATGCAGGGCGAAAGCTCTGTTGCTATTGGATACGTAGCGGGTATGAGTGCGCAGGGTGTTAAGGCTGTATCTTTAGGCTACAAAGCAGGTCAGAGTACACAGGGCGCTAACTCTGTAGCTGTAGGTAACTCAGCAGGTAATATTACGCAGGGCAACAACGGCGTAGCTATTGGTAACACAGCTGGTAACGATACGCAGGGCGTAGCAGCCGTAGCTATTGGTAGATTAGCAGGCCAAACTACGCAAGGCACAAACTCTATCGCTGTAGGAAACGCAGCGGGCAACACCAACCAAGGCGCTACCGGTATCATCATCAACTCCTCTGGAGCTGCACTAAATGACACCACTGCTGGTCACATCCACATAGCAAGCTCTCTAGGAAGCATCGACTTTAAGAATGCTGATGGCTGGACTGCTACTGATAGTGTCGGCACGTTTAGTTTGCGTAATGATGACTATGCTGACAACAGCATTAAGGCCCAGCACTTGGACGTAACGGGCAATGGTACATCAAGCCAGTACCTACGCTCTGACGGTGATGGTACATTCACTTGGGCCACCCCAACTGCTGATTTTAACACCAGCGGCCACTACTACCTTGGAAACAACGACTGGGGCAGCTTGGTTTCCACAAGTAGCGGCACTATGACTTACAGCCAAGATCACCAAGGTATGTCGTTCAACGGCGCGCAGAATATATCGTCAGCTATAAGGTGTCAGGTTCCAATTGACCCTACAGCGCACTACAGGATAAAGGTTAGGGTCAAGCAGATCACCACTACTACAGGTACTGGAATATTTTATGCGGCAGTTAAGACGCTAAACGAAGACAAGACTAACCTCTCCAGTGACCTTGCAAATACGTACAACTACGGTATCGCGAGCGGTCAAACTTTAACTGCTGGCACAACTTACACGTTTGAAGATACTTTCAGTGGTTACAACACTTCTACCGACCCAGGACCCGGCACGGGCGACAGACAAAAGTTTGACCCAGAAGGTAAGTACTTTGATTTATTGATTATCACTAACTATCAAGGTAGTGGTGAAACAGTAATACAGTCTATTGAGGTTGAACGACTCCCTGACGCAATATGGCTTGGTGACGCGATTTTAGTTGATGCTTCTCGCAATATACTAAACCCAGGATTAGTCGACGGGCGTGATGTAGAGGCTGATGGTATTAAAGTAGATACTACTTATGGCTGGGGCGATCATAGCTTAGCAACGTATGCCACAGAAACATATGTTGGCACTCAGGTTACAGCGGCTGTAATAATGCCACTACTTAATGACAGTGGCTTAACTACCAATACTGCAATAGGAAGCTCTGCGCTAGGTTCAAATCTTACAGGTACAATGAATACCGCATTTGGTTCAAACGCCTTACAGAATAGCACAGCTAGCAGCAATTTAGGTATAGGTAATAATGCCGGTTCTGCAATAACATCTGGTGCTAATAACACGATTATTGGTAATTTAGCTGGCACAGAAACGTTAAATCAAACCTTGCTAATTGCGAGCGGTAGTATACCGCGTATAAAAGTTGATAACGCAGGTATAGTGCTTAATGACGGTATAGACTTTAAGATTAATGGTAGTCGACTTATTGCGCGAGGGCCGAACAATATAGCTGGCAACACTCTAATTGGAGATGGAGCTTCTGCCACACCCTTTGCTGATATATCAGGAACAGACAACACGATAATAGGGCGAGACGCAGGTCAATCTCTCACTACCGGTTTTAATAATATTGCAATGGGTTACTTAACAATACCATTTAACCAAATAGGTACTCATAATACTTCGATTGGAAGGCTGTCTCTTGGATATCTTGGCGCCAACGTCACCGCCGCGATGAACGCAGCAAGCGAAAATCAAAATCTCTGGCAGTCGTATTCTTATAATATTGGAATAGGAGATAGTGCTGGAGCGGCGATAGTCAGTGGAAGAGGAAATGTAGTAATCGGTTGTCATCTGGCTGAAAACAATCTGGTAAACACTGTTCTTTTTGGTGTAGGAAATCCTTTTGCTAAAGTTGAGCGTTTACGTCTCGATGGCGATGGCCTTCGACTTAATGGAAGTGCAACTACAACAACTAGCTTAAATATGAACAATACAGAGAGCCAATTTACTGGAAATGTTCGTATAATGCAGCACGCACAAGATGGGGCTGGGGCTACGTTTAAACTGTCTTCAGGAGATCGTGCTAATAATTGGATTTTTCAAAATACCGCAGCTGGGGTTTTAACCATAGAAAGCGATGATCCTTTAATGTATGGAAAGCTCGTTCTTCAATCAAACTGGGTAACGGCTACCGGTGAGCTTAACCTCGCACAACAAACAGGCTCGGCCATCGGAGGCTCTCTTAGATTTAATAATAACGATAGTGTTCCAGCTTCTTCAGATCAAGACTGGCTGATAAGGAGCAACGGTGGTACTAACCCTAGCTTAAGTTTCTTTACTGCAGAAGGAGCGACAGTTGGTAACTCAGCTACTCTGTCATGGGGTCAAAGTACGTTTAGTATAACAAGTGACGAACGACGTAAAGATATCTCTAGTAATGTAGAAAATGCAACAGAAATGCTTAGTGAGCTTAGAACTGTCTATTTCACTTACAATAATGAACCGCTAGAAAATCGTAAACCGCATATTGGTTTATTAGCACAAGATGTTCAGAAAGTGTTGCCACTTGCAGTTGACGCCGATTCAGAAGGCATTCTTTCAATGCGCTATGAGTCTATAATTACTGTGCTTGTTAAGGCAAATCAAGAACAAGAAGAAAAGAATCAAGAACAACAAGCGTTAATACAGTCATTAATTGGCAGGATAGAAGCTTTGGAGAATAAATAATATGGCTACATTTGATTGGAAAATAACATCATTAACATACAACACAGCCCCCGCTGATGCTGCGGGAGGTGTTATTGTGGCCTATTGGGAATGTGTAGCATTTGAAAATGGTATAACAGAAAGCTTATTCGGTTGTGTTAGTTTCACTCCAGATACTTCATTAGATTCATATATTCCGTATCAAGACTTGACAGAATCTCAAGTTTTAAATTGGTGCTGGGCTAGTAAAACTGATCCTGAGACTGGTGTTGTTTACGAGTCTGATGTCAGTCAAGAAAAAATTGAGAAGGCTCTTGAAGCTAAGTTTTTAAAACGAAATTCTGTTTCTGTTGGAATGCCTTGGTTATCTAACTAAGAGAGGTTTCTGTGGAAAATAAAATAATTCCGTATGTAGCACAAATAAAAAATCCTGAGTCTGTAAAGATTGTTACAAAAATAGAAGCATTAAATGTTGTTACAAGCCCAACATACATGGCTGCAGGTTATACTTTATATGTATACGACGCACTTGCAATTACAGAAATAATTAACAATGAAATAGTCTTTTTCGAATCTTTTTCACCTAATGAGACAGCTTCATTATCTGAAGACTTTACAACCTTGTTGACTGTTGCTAACAACGAATCTATTGAATTAACCGACAGTTTAAATTATTCTATATCAGTAGCTCTTGATGAAAATTTAAACATGTCAGATTCATTGTTTAGTGGTGCTTCTGAATATAGACCGGTTCGTATAGCTGACACGCCAGCAATTATAGATAATATTGATTTCGAAATAATCGAAAGCATACCTACCGAGCTTGTTACAATCACTGACGCTGGTAAACTTTATACATTTTGGTTTGCTGAACTTGGCTATGCTGAGGCAGGCTACATGGATCAATTAAACACTTTTTAGGAGTACTCCTGCATGAAAGATACACTACAGCTTTTTGGGCAAGTTACTATTCAAGTCCACGACAAAGACGGGAATTTAGAACAAGAAGTTATTAAAGACAACTTAATTGTTACCGGAGGCAAAGGGCTTATTGCTGACAGGCTTATAAGTAATGACACTCTTGTACCAAGCTATATTAGAATTGGCTCTTCGTCACAAACGGCTGCACTAGCAGACACTACACTAATTTCGCATCAAGCTGCTGCTGCCGTGACAAGTACAGTTATTAATGGCGATACAGCGCAGTACACAGCATTGTTTAGCCCTGGTAATCCAGCTACCGCAATAAGTATAGAAGAAGCTGGGTTGTTTAATTTACAAACTGGCGGTGTAATGATATCTCGGCTTCTTACAGGAACTATAACAAAAACTGTCACTTCTTCTGTAACTTTAATATGGACACTTAAGGTAAATGGATAATGGCAAATATAATATACAGGGCGGATACTTCAAATCCGCTCACAACAGAACAAGTTGACGGTAATTTTAAAGAATTAAAACAAATGGGGCATTTAGCCTTTCCTTATAAAGCAGAGGATGAGCCAATCGTTATAGTTGCTACGGGGCAAAGCAACTGCGTTGCCGTATGGCCGCTCGATGTCTTTAGCCCGATAAATGGCACGGCACCTATTGCTGATCGTTGGTTTCCAAACCCTGATGTATATAATTGGTGTTCTGACGGATCTAATGCAAATTTCATGTTTAGATCTCAAGACTCTACTACTCCTGCAAAAGGTGACTGGCCGAGCCAACAAGCTGACTCATCGGTTTATGTAGGTTATCGTGAAGGCGGTGTAGGGTCTATTGGTATTGCTTGTGCAAGAAAGCTAAATGAGCTTACTGGTCGAAAAGTTTATCTTATTGAAGTTTCCGCTAATGGCCGACCTATTTCTTACTGGGCTGAGAATGCGACTGCTGATATCTATTTAAGAAACGCTGTTAGCGCTGCTTTTGCTAGCTCTCATTTATCAGGAATAGTATCAAAAGTTGATGTTTTCCTTTGGATTCAAGGTGAGTCAAATTCGGTACCTGGTTCAGCATCCGTTTATGGCGAAACAGAAATTAATGAAGTTACGGCGCAAGGATATGCTGATAGTTTTGACGTCATGCGAAAGCGTTATGAAGGGCTTTTTCTTGAAAAAAATAAATCACAAGTCATTCTTCATCAATACGCTCAGCAAAGAATAGATGCGTCCCTTGTCGTGACTAACATGTCCTATCGGTTCTCAAAGAACACCGAATATATTCTTCACCAATCTGATGATTATACTCACATTGTATCTACTAGTGGGCTGCCTGCTCTTGATGTTTATGGGCACTTTGGCCCTATGGAGTTAGTTGATATAGGTTTTAGAGCTGCTAAGATAGCAATTAAGGGCCCTGGCAATGGTACTAAAAACGGAATTATTGTAGATCATGCGGGTTTACAAGGACTCAGTACAGGAGACCCACACCCACAATATCTTTTAACAACAAACCTTGCATCTCAAATTGGCTCTGATATATATGCAAAAAGCCAAACGGCTGCAGCTGATTCGCTATATTATTCTGTTAAAAATCGTTTACTTGTACAATCGCCTTATACTGACAATTCTACAAAGTTTTCAACGACAAGCCCGAGTGTTCATATTGGCACAACAGCGCTTGTTGTTGCAACGGTTGCAGCAATAACTGGTCGCGTAACTGTTGCAAATAATGCTTATATGCGGTTTGAATCACATACTTCAAAAGTGGCTGATTTTGTAATAGATACAATTGATGCTTCATCTTTAGTACTGATTAACACCTCAAAGAATTTGTCAATATTTGCGGCACAGGATACTACTACGCCCGAAACTGAAACTTTAAAAATAGGTGTTGGCTCTGAAGCTTCACTTGAAATAGGTAATCCAGTTTCAACTGATAAGAAACAGATGGTTTTTCTTGCTGGCGCAGAATATAATGAAGGCGTTGACATTGGCCCAGTAAAAACACAAGTTATAATAGGCCAAGGTAACAGAGATTCTGGGATACACATACGCTGTCCTGATGATGGTACTTCAAGAATATCTTTTGGAACAGGGGCCGCTAAGCAAACTTCTCAAAATGCTTTAGTTTATACTGAAAACACAACTAACTTAAATTGGAACGGTGCTCTCTCGCTTACAAGTATTAAGCCAGCAACATACACTTCTCCAGTGTTAATTGATGCTTCTGGTGGACTTAGCGCTTCAACAGCAAACAGCAGACATCAAGCAACAGTTAGTTTGGTAGTCAACACACCTAATACAGTTCAATATGGGTTTGATACTTTCTACTCTCCAAACGCTAATACTGCTAGTCAAGTTGGCATCCCTTATGAAATTATTGCTAGATGTGTTGGCAAATGTACATCAGCAAACCGACTCACGTATATAACAGAACAAAGAGTTATGTACGAACTTTATGACACTCGCGGCTCAACTGCTGTAAATGACCCGTCGTTTGGAGCTGCTAATAAAATTACATTCAGTAATTTAGCTGATACGGTATTAACTGCGGATTCGTTAATTGGCTTTTTGTATGGTCTTCCGTTCTTGTCCAATGCCGGAGAAGTTGGTGAAGATTGGACATTTGTTTGGACAATTACAGCAAGCGCAATTTAAAAGATACAAGGGGATTAAAAGTGCCACTTGATTGGGGAGAAATAATTATAGGTGTTTTTGGGATGGTTAGCGTACTTTCTACTTCACTCTTAGGCTATCTTAGGGTTAAAGTAGAGAAACGAAAAACAGCTCAAGCAGAACAAGAAATGCGTTTTCAAAGAGCAGCGTTAAAATTTCCTGATTTTGTAGAAGAATGGGATGAAATAAGCAAAGCAATTGTAGACTTAATGTCGTCAACTTGCCTTGATCGTTTTATGATACTACGAGCATGGAATGGCCACTTAGAGCCTCGATGGACTACTGCTGTTTATCAAATAAGAGACTCTGCACAAGAACCTGTTTCTTATATACATTTTGAACTTGATGATGATTATATTATTAAGTTGAGAGAGTTGATGAAAACACAGCAAATCTACATAGATACAAGCAATATAGATAATTCTGAAATAAAATCAGTATACAATGTAGAAGGTATTACTGCAGCGCTTTGGGTACATCTTTCTACGTATGAGCTTGTTGGTACAGACAGCAAAGCTATTACTTACTGTTCTTTTGCAACACATAGCGATGCCAGATTAGATGCTAATACTCAAACAAAATGTAGAATGGTTGCAAGTCGCCTGCGAGGTTTAGCAGAATCATTTGAAGAGCGTTCTTAATGTATGTTAACAGTTTAAAAACAAGGAGACTTAAATGTCTGAAGAAAAAAGCACAACACAGCCAGCAAGCACTGTAAGTCCAGTAATAGCTAAGAAAACAATTGAAGCTGTTGCGCCAGTAAAAGAACCCCTTGCAAGCCCTAAAAATATTTCAGATAATGGAGCGGTTTTAAATAAAGAATATGTTCCTGGTATTGTTGAATATAAAGATCAAGATTGTGAGCCGTTTGTAGGAAGCGAGTCTGTTCCTTGCCGCTGGTCTTTAGAAAATCTCGGAAATGACCGAGTTCTTGCTAGACATCTCGACACTGCTAAACTTTTTGTCGGTAAAACTAGTGTATTTAATGGCAAACTGAGTAGCAAGTAATATGAGACTCCCTGAGAAAAAGGTGGTTCGTACAAGCACAAGCCATCTTAAACGTAGTTCAAAGCTTGGACATATGCAAAATGCAGGTAACAGGGGTGTTGAAGACCCTGTTGACCGCTATATTGCACTTGAAACAACTTGGTCTGAAAACAGGGCTATTCTAGGCGGCGAGCGAAAAGTTAAAGAACACGATCTTGATTTGGTTGGTGGAGAGGGTAGAATACTTATACCTTTTTCATCTAAAATGACTTTCGAGCAATATTCTTTTTTAATTGAAGAAGCTGAGTTGCCTGGAATATGTAACATTTTTGCAAAAATGTTAGTTAGCGGCTTGTTAAGAAAAAAGCCTGTCTTAAGATTGCCTGAAAAAGTGCCTGAAGAAGCTTATAACTGGATAATGAATAATTTTAGCAGAGAAGGTAATTCACTTACTTCTTTTCTTGATAAAATGTTATGGGAAGAAATGCAGACATCGCGCTCTTGGCTTTATGTAGATCACCCGTTTATACCAGAAGATTCTAAGCTGTCTTTAACTGATAGACAAAAAATATCGCCATATCCTGTGCTTTGGACAGCCGAAAATGTTATAAACTGGAAAATCGGAAACAACACACTAGGTGAGGAAGAGTTGCAAAGAGTTTTAGTACAGGGTATTGTAAATAAAGCAGACCCTGATAACGAGTTTCATGACGAAGAAATTCCAGCAATATGGGTTCACGAAATTGTTAATGGTCTGTATCAAATAAGACTTTTTATGGAACTAGAATCAGGGTATGAAGTTGTTGAAACACTAGATAATTTTTATAAAAACGGAGAAAGACTTACTTTTATTCCTGCTTGGCCTGCTAATGGTGACGTTGAACCTGCTGAACCTATGATGTCTTCTTTAGTTGCTAAAGAAAAAGCTTTATATAACAAAGTTACACGTCGCAACCATCTTCTATATGGTGCCGCGACATACACGCCTTATATTACTTCTGATATGAACTCTGATGATTTTGATGCAATTGTTGAATCAGGTTTAGGGAGTATGTGGAAATTACCAAAAGATGCAAAAGCTGACATACTCGCCACTCCTACAGATGCACTGGGCGACATGGAAAAAGCAATTGCTGCTAATATCGAAGAAATGGCTAAACTTGGTGTAAGAATGCTTACACCCGAAGTGTCACAATCTGGAATTGCTTTAGAAATTAGAAACGCTGCACAGACTGCCCAGTTAGGTAGTCTCAATGAGCGTGTGAGCAATATCATGTCCCAAGTAATCTGTTTTATGGTTAACTGGAAATATGACGTAGATTGTGAAGTCAGAGAAATCGAATTTAGTTTAACTGAAGACTTTTCACCAGTTCCTCTTGGAGCGGACTGGCTGCGACTTGCTACTGAGTGGTATGAAAACGGGCTTGTGCCTAGAAGCATATGGCTACAAATACTCAAAAGCAATGATATCGTGGATCCGGACTACGACGATGAAGACGGCAAGGCAGAAATTGCCAGTGACGCTCTGATAAGTCGAGGTAACGATGACTTAAATGACTTTGACAGGTCATTAGATAACTGAGGTACAACCTGATGGCTATTAATGTAAATACACAAGTCTTTGACGAAAAACTAGACAGGTCTGCAATGATTAGACTTTATGAAAAACGTTTAAGCAATAAAGTTGATTTAGAGATTAATGGTCATCGGGTTCGTGTTGATAAACTAATAAGAGACGCAAAGTTTTCAAACAGAGGCTTTTTTAGATTACGTACAGCACTTGCCAGCGAGTCTAATAAAACAGCCGCTGAAGCTTTTAAGATTTCAAAAAGATCTTTATTAGACCTAGCTTCAGACGAATTAAACCATGCTTATGTGACAACAGAGCGTGCCATAGGGAAGCTTTGGCGAACCGCTAAAGCGAACCCTAGCGTTGCCGAAGAAATTGTACTACGGCGCACTCTGGCCGGAGACAAGGCACTTTCACCGGCTTGGAAAGGTATTGCAAAGACTGAAACACGCAGAATTGAGCAAGTAATAAGACGCGGAATTGCTGAAGGTATGAGCACTAACCAAATAGCGCGTATTGTAAGAAAGTCTACAAAAATAACAAGGAACAATTCTCGCGCTTTAGTGACAACTTCTGTTACATCTGTTGTTGCACAGGCTGACCGAGAAGTTTACAAAGCCAATGAAAAAGCAATAGAAGGATGGCAATATGTTGCAGTGCTTGATTCAAGAACTTCATTTATCTGCTCAGGGCGTGATGGTAATATATATGATGTTGACGATGTTATTCATCTTCCTCCCGCTCATTATAATTGCCGTAGCACAACTACACCTGTTTTCAAAGCCTGGGCCGACCTTGCCACTCTCGATAACGTCAGTCAAATCAGAAAAAGAAACTTAGGAAGCTTGAGCCGAAAAGAACAAAACTTTTATGATGGTAAGACAGCACTTAAAGAGCCGTATAATATATGGCTAACAAGGCAGTCTCCTGATGTGCAGTTAAAACATTTGGGAGAATATCAAAAAGTAGAATTATTTAGAAAAGGACAGCTATCTGCTAAAGAATTTAAAGGAGTTGGTGGGGCTAATATCGGCATTAACCAGCTAAGGAAGCTTACTGATTCTTCTTTTACAGCAAACACTGATACAAAAAGATTTGCTGTTGCTAAAGAAAAGCTAGATGCAATGAGAATTGGTGCAGCAAGGCCTGAAGATTTACTTAACGATGTAAAAATGACTAATACCTTAAGAGATTATTATCTCTTACAATCTAAAGATCTTGATGGTATTCTTTCAACAACAAACTATAGAGGCAACTTAATAGGCACTAAACGTTCTCAAAAAAGACGCGTATTGCAAAGTCCGCCTAGAGAAGATCAATTAATTTTTAATCCAATAACTAGCCGTTATGAAGACACAAGAATGTTTACACCAAATCCTTCTGTTTTAAATAACAACCTAAGGTTAGTAAAAGAGAGTGTTTTACTTAAACTAAAAGATAAAGAATACATTGAAAAGTTTAGCAATTCGCTTGCACAAAAAATGAGTGTTAATGAACGAGCAGTTGTTGTAGATAACTTACGAATCCTGTTTACAAGGTATAGGCGTGATGGTGAATCTTGGGTTAATTTTAAAGCTGTATCTCAATCTCAAATAAAATTTGATGTTATGAATATTTCTGATTCTTTAGAAACACAACTGCGTAAAGATTCTGATGTTCTCAAAAAGTTACTTAATGGTAATTATATTGACCCTGTACTGGGCCCAGTAATGTTAAAAGATTTACAAGCTAAGTTTATTGATAATATAGTTAGCAAGAATAACTGGGAAGTACGAACAGCTCCTAAGATAGCAAAAGAACTTAGAGATACTTTTGATTTTAATATACCTTTGATAATAAGATCTAGGTTAGCTGATAATGAACTTGATCAGTTTTATGAAAGATTTGCCAGACGTTTAGCACTTGCTGATACTCCAGATCGCGATCAGCTTGCTGTACAGTTAGGCAGAGATCTTTACAACTCTGCTAACTTGAACGGGTCAAGAAATCAATGGTATCGTCTTGGCGTAAAGCTTTTAGATTCTAATAACAATTTATATGAAATTGAAACTTTTGGTGTTCAAAAGAGAAGAATGAAAAGCAGAAACTCTGGACAGTACTTTGGCCCGTATTATGACACTCTTTCTTACAATATTAGGATTACAGACCCACGTATACAAGCTTATTCAAAATTAACAAGAGCTGTAGACCTCGGTTTAAGAATACCTGTAACTGAAGAGAGAAATCGATTAATTTTCAGAGCTGGCTTTAAAACTTATTTTGCTAAAAACAAGCTAGGCTTACAGTTTGATACAGGGATTCCAATAACTTCTACCAGCTCTTTTAGAAACTTCCCTACTTCCTTAATAGATGATAATATGGCTGACGCTTTAAACTGGACGGCTAAATCGCAATATACAATAGATGAGGACTTTTATGATTTTATTCAAAAATTGCTTTATTTTGAAGACGACCGAGGCAAAGCCAAGTTTTATAACGGAATCAATGAGTATAAAAAATATATTGCCGCAAGAGGAGATGCTTACGAAAGATTTAAAACAATGGAATACCTTCGTAAGGAAAATCTTGCCTTTAGTAATAATCCCTTTGTTGACCATCGTGCACGTATCTATGATAGAGGTCTCATTGGGCCGCAATCAGGTGAGACGTTCAGACCCTTTCTAAACACAATTGCAGAAAAAGAAATAAGTATCAGTGGTTGGAATAACTTTAATGACCAGGTTGGATCTTTCCTTGGGGGACTAGATGACTTTTTTGAAGGAAGACTTGATTCGCTCACTATCAGAGGGCGACAAAAAATATCAGAAAAATGGCGTAAAGATCTTATTGAAATCGGGGATCAAATGCGCAGAGGTAAACCCAGAGATATTCGGGCTATACTCGAATCACCTATTGTCTCAAGAATCGAAGGGGAAGAGATGGGTAAATTCTTCCGCTTTGCAATTGAATACTCCAAGATCAATGAATGGAGCGGCGGTGACTTTAGCGATATTAAACGAATATCAAAATACAGGACAAGGCTTGCCCTTGAGCAAGATGCTTCATCGTCTGGAGCGCAAATCATTGCTCTCACGACAAAAAACAAGCAGCTTGCAGAGCTATCGAATGTCATACCAACTCAACAAAAAAATCGATTGTATGATGTTATCGCTGCGGAAACTTTCAGCGACCCTCGGTTTAAAAGGCTTAATGAAAAACTAGGTCTTACTGAAAAAGATTTAAGAAAAGCAGCTAAGGCTCAAAACATGGTTACATTTTATGGCGCTGGTGAAAGAACAGGTGTCTTAAATGTTGAAGGCAAGTTATCAAAAGTTTTAGGAAAAGATGTTAATACACTTGTTGTAAGAGCTAGTGATAGAGAAGTTGTTCTTTCAGAAATATCAGCAAGAATTGCTCGTTATGATAAATTTGATCAAGACACAGCTGATGAACTTCGAGCTTTGCGTAAAAATGTTAAAGATGTTTTTAATAAAGGGATAGACCCTGGTGATGATATTTTAGAACAATTATTTTTCTTAGATAACGCTACTAAAGAACTTGTAGAAAATCTTTCAAAAGCTTATGATAGAGTTGTTACACCGCAAGACTTTCGGTTGATTGCTCAAATTATGAGCGAAAATTTAGCTAGTAGAACTCCTATTCTTAAAGATTTTACTAAGTTTTTTGGTAGACTGGCCGAAGATTTTTTAATAAATTCAAAGCCTTCTAGCTCTTCTTGGGACTGGAAACAAGTTGGTAAAACAATTGTGTTAGGCAAGCGACAGAAAAAGATTATTTTGCCTAAAATTATTTCAAGAGCGCTAGGCATTAAAGATGGCTCAGATATTACTGAAGAGATTTTAAAAAAGTTTAATTTTTATAACCCTGATAGCAGTATTGCTGATATTATTTATGGTGTTGAAGATTCATTATCTAGAAGAACTGGTGGTAGAATTTTCAAAATAGATTTTATTAAACAAGCAAAATTAGGCACAGAGATAAGAGTACTAGAGTCTACAGCAAATACGTTGCCAAAAGACTGGACTAATGTGCCTTGGGTGAATTTTGATGGAAAAATTATAGAACAAAATTTTACACAAAGATTTGAAGAAAGGCTTATTTATAAAACAAAAGATGGTGAATGGGTAAACAATGTTTTACAAGTCCCTCAAAAAAGCGAAGCAGCGTGGTGGGAAATTTTATGGAATGACTCAGGTAATATTAACGATATTGCTGACGCAACTAAAGCTAGAACAGCTTTTGCGGTAAACGGCAACCACTCGAATGATGCTACTTTTGTTAAACAATTTCATTTATGGGGTAAAGAAAACAAAGTTCCAACCTCAACTATTCATGACGCTTTTTTCACTAATATTGCAGATATGCAAATAGGCAGAAACGCCTTACGTAAAATTTTTGCAAAGAGTCTTAATACAAATGTAATAAAAGCTGTTTTAAATGAAATGCGTTCTCGAGGTTTACCTAAAAGACTGTATGATCAATACCTTGAAGAAGCAATAGAAATAGGTCTTATCCCTGTAGCTGGCAAATCCAGAGTTGGGGGTAAGCTTTTAAAACAAGAAGATATACTAGATAAAGAAGCTGTATTAGAAGAAGTATTTGACGATTTTAAGTCAGATAAAGCTTGGTATGGGGTTGGTTAGAACCTCCCCGTTTTCTTAACCCACGCGCGAAATTAGAGAGTGACGCATGTGAAACATACAAAAAGGCTGTGTCTTTAATTAATTGAGTTGTACTCAAAGGAAAATCAAAATGTCAGACGAAGATATAAACCCAAACCTTGATGATACACCTGCTGGCGAACTTAAGCCAAGTGATATAAATCCCCCTGCTGATCTAACCGGTGACTCTGAACAACCATCTATTCTTAAGGCTGATTTAGATGAAGCGGTACAAGAAGCTCTTTTGCCTATGAAAGACAACATGGACAGAATGGCTAAACAGCGTGACGAAGCTCTTGCCAAAGTACAAGAAACTGAGCAAAAGCTTAAAGACGCTGAGATACAGCAACTAAAGGATTCAGGTAAACTGCAAGAAGCTACCGAGCAAGAACTCGCACAATCTAGAGCTAGATCAGAAATTCTTGAAAAGCGAAACATTGAGTTGACGCGTGACAAGGATATTGGACATGCTTTTAGTGAAGTTGAGTTTGCTAACGCAAGGGCAGCAAATAACGCAGAACGTATAATTTCAGATACACTTATACGTAACGAAACAGGGGATTGGGTAGATAAAAGAACAGGCAAGAGTATTGAAGAAGCGGTTCAGGCTTTTATTATAGACCCTGAAAACGACTTTTTGTTGAAAGCTAAGAAATCTTCTGGAGGCGGCAATCCTGCCCCTGGTAGTAGTGTTAGCAATACACTAAACGCACTTCAACAACCTCTTTCTAAAGTTCTTAACGATATTGATACTGGCAAAATTCAACGAAAGGGAAAATCCCTTCATAGAAACTAAAGGAAGTAATAATGTTAAGAAATAACGTTGGTGGTGCAACAAACTATGCACTGCAAGAAGCAATTGGCGTATATTCCGATGAAGCATATACTAGTGCTCAGAAACTCTCAGGAACAGATATCGTTGCTGCAAATCCTGATATTGATGTTGTTGGTGAAACATATTCTGGACAGCTTCGTTGGAGAAAGCCGATTACTCAAGTTGTTAACACAGCGAGTCTAACCGATGCAACTAACGGCAGTCTGTCTAGCTTTGCTACAGGTTATCTTGAGTATATCAAGACAGCCCGTACTCATGGTGCTGAGAAAGTAAATCTGAAAACCCTTGTAACTCAAGATGACGAGCTTCAAAAGTTTTCAAGAGATCTTGCTGAAACTCAAGCGCAAGACGAGCACAATGGCATTCTTTCAGTACTCAAGGGTGTAGCTATCTCTGAAGTGTTGAATGGCGCAGGTCAAGCTGCTGGCGGAACAGGTCTTGGTGGTCAAACTTTTACTAACGACCCTACTGATTCTAAATACGGCTTTTATGTCGATCTTGGAAACAACCCGCTAGTCTCAGCATCTACAGCCGCAAACATGGGTGCAGCCCGAGCAGAAAGTTTCTTACAAGCTTTTGGAATGGCCTATAAAGATTTTGAGCCTGACTGGGCTTATCTTGTTACTTCACCTGAAGTATATGCGTCTTTGCGTTCAGCTAATCTTGTTGATCAAGACCGTGTTCAAGATGGCAATATTGAGTTTAATACAATTTTTCAAGGAAAGTTCCGTTTGCTGCAAACTCGTGCAAACCAAGGACTCTCTACTGCCCAATTGACTAAAGTAAATTCTGGTAGTGGTGTTGATATTGTTGGTACTAAAACTTCATTTATTGTATTGCCAGGTGCTGTAGCAATGGAGCATCTTTCTATTGAGAATGATGTTGAAATTGAGCGTTCAGCAGCGTCTTATCAAGGTGGTGGTACAACTCAAATCTGGTATCGTTGGGGCTACGTATTGCACCCTGCTCACTATACATGGATGGGCTCTAAAGATAAGTTTGTAAGCGATGCAGAATATGCTTATGCTGTTGAGAGTACAGTTGCTAAAGCAACAACTGATGTAACTAACGGACTTGTAGCTACAACTGGTAGTTGGGTGCGTAAGTGTTCTTCAGCTCTTAGCCTGGGTATTCTTCCCGTATTTCACGGCTAAACTAAGGAGGGCGTATGGCACTTTCAAAAGGTGTTAATTCGTATGCAACTGTTACAGAAGCAGATGAATATTTTAATACGCGCCTAGATGTTGCCGCTTGGACTCTAGCTAACGATTTAACAAAGGCATCTGCATTGGTAACAGCCACCCAAATTCTTGACGCTAAGTCTTGGGGTGGTTTTGCACCATCGGCTGCACAAAGTTTAGCTTTTCCACGCACCCTTAGTTATTATGAACCTAAACTAGGTATTATTGTTGCACTTTCTTCAACAGTCGTACCTTCTAGAATTACTGAAGCGTGTTTTGAAATAGCCTATCATTTATTAAACAATGACGGTGTGCTTGATGATGTCTCTGAAGTAGAGAGTCTTAAAATAGGCCCAATAGAGCTTAAAGGTATTAGATCCGCAAGCAGTATATCTAGTATTGCATCAGCTCTTATTAAACCTCTTTTAGACCCTGACGCTATTAGTTCCACAAATAGATGGTGGAGAACTGGCTAATGGGAATGAGCACAATTGTAAATAATGGCGTAGCTACTGCTTTTCGATTACTTGATGATCTTAAGAAAGAAGTTATTTTTCAAAAGAAAAGTCAAGGAAGTACTTATAATTTCACAACAAGGTCTGTAAGCACAGGAGTAATTACTGACATTGCTACTACAGCAGTTGTCATTGAAGAAACTAATGTTAACGATCAAAAAGTTAGCCGCAAAAAGCGAACACTTTTGTATCCAACAAAAGCTGTAGGAGACTTGGCTCTTTTTGAAACTGTGAAAATTGATTCAGAAGTATGGATAATCGGTAAAGCCCCGATTTCAGAAACTGGCCATGTGTCAGTTGTTGAAGTATATAAAGGGGTTGGCAATGGCTAAATTCAACTACATAACTGAGACTATTTTTGGAATTTTTGGTTCATCATTATGGACAACACTAGCAGTCCCCACGTATCCTCAAAATTTTGTTAATGACGACAAACTTGATGAATTTGTGAGGGTCTCTGTTATAACAGATGCAGGAATTGTAACACCTTCCTCATCAATCGGTTTAATAAAAGTAGAAATATATACGCCAGCTGGTCAATCAATTGATCGTGCTGTTGTAATAAGTGATCTTTTAAATCAAATGCTAGAGAATAAGACAATAGGTTCTATACAATTTTCAGACCCTGCCTTAGTTCATTTAGATTCTAGTATACAAGAAGAAGACCCTACTTTGTTTAAGTCACTCTACTCAATAACTTTTAAATACTACGGAGTTTAGTATGGCTCATATTTCTTCTATTGGCGCAGGATTCTTTTCAGACCTGTCATTGGCTTCTTATCTTACTAACTTAACGCCAACATTAATGGTTAGTTACGACACTCAAAGTGAGTTTGAGGCGCTTTTTGCTACCGAGCAAGCCGCTTCTGCTACGCCTGTTGCAGGTGACTTTGTCAGGATTGTAAACGTTCGAGAATTTCCTTCAATGGGAACTCCTCCAAATATCGTTAATATACCTGGTTTTGGTTCAAAGACTTCTCAGCAAATTCAAGGTCAAGCAGACGCTCCTACAATGGAACTTACGCTTAATTATGTACCCTCTGAATGGGCTTTGACAGCCACAAACGTTCAAGCTGTTCTTTTAGCGACAGGTCAACAAACTGTCTTCAGGTTTACTTTGCTTAACGCAGAGCCTACTAGTGCCACTGCTTCAGAAAAGTACGCAAGCACGACTGCCGGCCTTGGCTCTGTAGCTAACACTTCATATTACTGGAAAGGTAAAGTTGAAGCTTTGCAGGTTAATCCACAGTTGACAGATGCGACAACTGCTACACTTACTTTGACCTTGCAAAGTGCTTTTTATGGTGCTTTTACAGTTTAATTGTTAGTTTAGTGTTTTGAAACAAGGGGGCCTTCGGGCTCCCTTTTAAAATCAGCAGGAAATATGATGTCTGATAAAGGAGATTTAACCGGCATAGATGCTGAGTTAAAAGAAGCAATGCAAGAGTCAGAAACAAAAAGTACTCTTGTAAAGCCTTTCACGATGTCCCACGTACTTGCCATAACTCTGAAAAAAGCACAAAGAGCTGTGGATACAAGTATAAGGATTACTAGTGAAAGAATTAACGAGTTTGATTCTGATTTCGATAAGTCACGAGAGATTTTTAATACTCTAGCCCTATTACACGATTTAAGGAGATTGCTAGATGAGTTCCACAAAATTAACGCCGAGTCCTTCCGCAAACGTAGAAAACGAAGAAGCCCCAAAGACGGGACTACGGAGTTTTTCACAGAGGAAAATATCCAAGGAGATTAAAATAGAAGGAGAAACAATCATTCTATATAAACTCTCCATTGCAGCAGCAAAGCGAGTTCAAAAAGTTTCTAACATGTCAGACGACATGAGTGACGCTGAGCGTGAAGACCGTAGCATGGATATAATCAAAGCTGTAATTTCTGAAGGTATTGAAGGCGGTAGTGATATGACTGATAGCGAATATCAAGACACTCCTATGGACATCTTGCAAAAGATAGTTGAAGAAGTTATGATATTTTCAGGAATGGCCCCTGCAAAGAATGCTGAGGGAAACGACTAAGCGATGGTGAATTAGCTGAATTTGAAATTGCTCGATTGTTAGGTGTCTATGTTTCAGATATGAGAGAAGACATGAATTTCGAAGAGTATCAAGGTTGGCTGAAATATTATTCACAAAGACCTGAAGGCTGGAAAGATGACATGAGAGCTTATAAAATCATGATATCTTCTGGCGCTAAGGTTTCTCAAGAAAATGCATTTCCATCGCTTGCAATTATAAAAGCTGAATTAGGTAAAGTTGAAAGTAAAGCCACAGACACGCTCAAAGGTTCTACTATTTTTAGTAAGATGCTTGGTGCAGTTGGCGGTGACACTCCTGCTTTTTTAGGTGATTTATAAATGAAAATTAAAATCACAGGTATATCTAATACATTTAATTCCTTAAAAAAGAGTCTTGAAAAAGAAACTCAAAAAGGTTTTGAAAAAGAAGTTCGTAAGTTTAAAAGTGAATTACGCTTTGCTACGCCTGTAGATACAGGTGAGGCCAGAGATTCCTGGCAAGTGTTTTTTAATAAAGGAAAGGCAACTGTTGTCAGTGACGCAGAACATATGCCTAGGTTGAACGAGGGGTATTCTAAACAAGCCCCATCCAATTTCATTGAAAGAGTAGCGATACGGTTTGGAAAGCCCGTTGGTCTAATCGTAAGAATCAATGAACCCTAGCCTCAGAGCCTTAAAACTCTGGGGCTTAAAAATACAAAGGAACCTTGACAATGGCACTAGTAATTGACACGGTTTCCAATTCGAAGAATGCTCAGAATGACCTCAAAAGATTGAGAGGTAGTGTAGACGGTATCAAAACTTCATTGGATTCCAGCACTAGATCACTTTCTCGATTTGCAACAGGACTCTTAAGCGCTGTCGCAGCAGGGGCAGGTTTTTCTCAATTTACAAAATATAGCGATACACTTACTAGTATCGACAATAAACTGAAAGTAGCCACAGAGAGTCAAAGAGCTTTTAACAAAGCGCAAAGAGATGCTTTTATATTTCTGTAAGGTCTCGAGCAAATCTTGAAGCAACAGCAACACTTTATCAAAAAGTTGCAATATCGGGTAGACGATTTGCTGCCTCACAAGAAACAATTGCAAAATTTACAGAAGCCTCTGTTAAGACTCTTGCTATTGCTGGTGCAGTCCAGTCAGAAGTTTTCTCATTTTCTCTGCAGCTAGGACAAGGTCTTGCTTCAGGTAAATTACATGGTGATGAATTAAGAACTGTTTTAGAAAGTAACGTTGCGTTTGCTGATGCTTTAGCAAAAGGCTTAGGCAAATCAGTCGGAGAACTACGAGGACTAGGCGCTCAAGGCTTTTTAACTTTTGATAGAATTACTAAAGCTATTATTAAAATGGGCGGTGCAATTGATGAAAGTTTTGCAAAAACAGACGTAACCTATGGTCAAGCTTTTACTAACTTAAAAACAGGCTTTTTAGCATTGTTTAAAGAGGTTCGTAAGGCTGGAGATAGAGGTGGCCTCGGTAGTCTTGCTGAAAAAATAAACGACATGGGCGTGTCTCTTTATAACTTTTCTAAAACTTTTCAATTTTGGTTTTTAGACATAAGAAGTCAAATTGCCAGAACTTTACTTTCTGTTGATATTTTGTTTAGATCGCTTGCTGGCAAGGTTAATATTTTTAAACCTATAAAGCTTTTTGGAGAAATTGACATAAAAAGTTTTATGCCTGATCTTTCAAAAGGCGCAAATATTGTTAAGTCAGCAACCTCCAAAATTAGTGGTTATTTTAAAGAACTGTATATGGATGTAGTAGGCAATTCTTATGTACCTGACCTAGTAGAAGAAAGCAACAGCTGGTTTAGCAAATTTTCAAAGAATTTAGTAGAAATGAAAAACTCAACGTATGGCCTTTCTGAAAGTTTTTCTAAACTAAGTGCTACAACTGCTGCTTCTACAGCTCTTGTTTTGGGGTTATTTGTTGCTTTTACTAGAGTTTTTCCTTTAATCAGCTTGCTCTCCGCAGCTCTTATCGGTGTTGCTTTCAACTTAAGCGCAGCTAACTGGAACTTGTTAGGTGAGGGAATTAATCGCGCAATGCTAAAAGCATTTAGCGGTATGAATAAGGCTTTGGAAAGTATTAAAACTTTTACCACTAAAGTCTATAACTACTTTAAAGAACTTTATGAAGATTTGTTCTTAAATTCGCCTGTTCCTGACATTGTTAATGGCCTCTCCAACTGGTTTGGCAAGCTTTTAGACGACCCGCTAAACAGCGTTACCAGCTTTACTTCTGCAGTTTATGATAACTTCAAAATGTTAGCTATTGGAATAGGCTTGCTATATTCAGGCTCTCTTTTGTTTAGCCTGTCTAAAGTAGCAAAAGTCGCTGCAATAGCTGGAGGTGTTTTAGGTGTCGCAAGCGGTGTGAACGCTTTTCAAAACAAAGGTTCAGCTTCTACTCAACCTGTAGTAAACGGTTCTTATGAAGATAAAAGTTTAAGCCTCTGGGATAGAATTTTAAATGTTCTTAGTAATTCTTGGAGTAAAGCAAAAGATTACTATGGTGATTTTAAAAATTGGGCTGGTGATAGTCGCAAGCGTGTTACCGACGGCTTTAATTCAAGCGCTGTTGGTAAAAGTCTATTAAGAATAAGATATTCACATAAAGATCTTAAAGCGATGGCAGAGTCAGACCCTGATTTGTATGAAGCAGGCAGAACTGCTTACAAGTCCCTCAAAGCTGATAGAGAAAGCGGAAAGATTCAAGACAACAACGGCCCTAATCAGAATGTTATGCAGCGCTTTTTTACTGAGTTTTCACAAGAAACAAGTCAAGGGATAATAACCTCACTGGCTTTAGTTGCTGGCGGTATTGGCGCTCTTATGTTTAGAGGGCCGCTTGCTCTTGCAGCTATTGTAAATCTTGTTTCAACTGCTTGGGTTCTTGCTGTAAATCAGCTTACAAGTACTGACAACTTTACAAAACTTGGTTTTGACTTTGCAAAAAGCGCACTCAGTGTACTAGCAAGAGGAATAGATTTTATCTTTAGTGGAAACGTCTTGATGGATAATTTTGGACTTCCATTTCTTGGTATTGTTGCTAAGACTGCTATATTGTTTTCAGCAGGCCGATCAATGCTACTCAATGCAGCAAAAGCATTTATAGCAGCACCTAGCACGTTTGTTGGTAATTTAGCTGTAAGAGGCGAAGCTGCTCTAAACAACAGAGCTATTACAAATTTTGATAAAGGTATTGCTCAAAGAACCGTTAGAGCTTCTGAGCAAGCAACCAGAGCGAGTGACTCTTTAAAAGAATCTGTCAGAACGCTTACGTCTGTACAGCGAGCAAGTGGTATTAGTTCAAAAGACGCTAGAGCAAACACTAGAAGCGTTTTAAGCGGTGGTACCCTAGCAGGGACTGCTGCGCAAGACCCTTCTGTAAGAGAAGCCGCTGCAACACTTAACAAAGCTGCTTCTGCAAACAAGGCTGCTGCCAAGAATGCAGGTGCTGCTGCTACACTCACAGAAAAAGATACTGAGGCTCGTCAAAAACTAGTGAGTAGGCGAGAAGTGTTAACCAAACAGCTAGCAGAAAGTTTTAATGGATTCCGTGAAGGTACTAGGCAGTTTGTTGCAGGTGGCGCAGGAATTATAGGAGGAGTTGCTGGTTTTCAATTAGGTTCTAAAATTGCTGCAGGAATGGCTGAAGATACACCATCTTGGATAAAAATTGGTACACAGATGGGTACTGCCTTTGCAGGTCAATTTCTAGGCGCGGCATTAGGCTCCATTGCAACATCACTAGCTTTTGCAATTGCTGGCTTTATAGGCCCTGTTGGTTTTCTAATAGGTGGTGCAATTCTTCTAGCAGGCACTGCGATATATGCGCTTTTTAAAGGTCTTCCTGAAGTGTGGTTACAAAAGCTATCGCCTGAACGTGCTCAGTTACAAAAGAATTTGCAAGAAATAAAAGGTGCTCAAGAAAAGATTGACAGTTTAAAAGAAGACGGTGAAGATGCAAGTCCTGCTAAAGTCAACATGCTGAATCTTGATATTGCAGCTCAAACAAAAATTATTGAGGGCCTTCAACAAGTATCAGTAGCTCTTAACAAAAATTCTGGTACTCTTTCAAACACAATTAATTCTCGTTTAATGTCTGAAATAACAAGTGGCAGAAACACATCTGCTATTTTTAGCCCGATAGATGTGCCCGAAACTGGAAATGCAAGAAACTTTAAGCCAGATTTATTTCTTGACGGCTTTTTAAACAACACCTCTGAAGAGCTTGAGAAGTTAATAATTGAAATAAAAGAAAAGATTAAGTCGCTAAAGATTGACCCTGAAACTGTTTCCGATATTATAGAAGATAATCGTAGACGAAATGAAGACGAAGTAGGCGGTGATAGAAGACCGCGTCCAGTGCCTTCAGAAGGAGATTTAAGAAAAGCGCAAGTTACTGAAATAAATGAGCTCCTTGATAAATTAGCTTTTATAGAAAAATTGCAAGATAGCGCTGTTGTTAAAGAAAATGAGCTAGCAGCGTCTTTAGACGTTAATAGAACATGGCTTGAGCGTTTGACTGATAAGCTTCAAGACACTATTAACGCGCTTGCTATCACTCCAATCATTGCCAATGGCGACTTAGAATCACGCAATGAGGTGCAAGCCGCTCGCGGAACTAACTTTGCAACTGGCGGCTCTGTTTCTGGAAAGGGTGGCCCTACTGATGATAAAATACCAGCAATGTTATCTAACGGTGAGTTTGTTATTAACGCAAACTCTACTAAGAAACATAGAAAACTTTTAGAGCAGATAAATAAAGGTAGCTTACAGTCTTTTGCAGAAGGTGGTTATTTTGACCCTGCTAATATCTCAAGCGATTCTCTTAGTAATTTAGGTAAACAATTTGGAAAAGATTATGGTCAATCAGAAACTCTTAAATCCGGCTTGTTTTTAGACTTATGGAAAAATCTAAAATCTGCAATTGGCGGAGAATCAAACAGTCTTAGAACTTTGGGCGGTCTTTTTAATGTTTCTCTTGGCGATAGTAAAGATACACAAAAGTTTTTAGAGATGGAGGCACTTGATCACCCTGCGCTTGAGTTTGCTAGTGCTAAAGGCTTATCGCAAGACTATTTTGCTGGAAACTTAAGTGATAAAGTATATGACTCTACGGCTGACATAGGTACTATAGCTGCAACAACTGCGGCAGTGTCTGGTCTGTTAATTGGTACTGGTAACGTTGTAGGCCTGGTTGCTGCAAAAGCCTTGTTAGCTGAGAAAGCACTGCTCGTGCATCAAGGTTATTTAAGCGTGAATTTGCTTAAAGGTGAGTATACTGGCTTTTTGAAAAATGCTATTGATTCATATGTAAAAATGCCTGTTGGTGCTGGCTCTTCTTTTGTTGAAAAACTTATAACCCCTGGCGCATCAGCCTTAGCATCGGTTATAAAGAGTCAAACAGATGATAAGACTCCAACTTCTTTTAATTTGTTTGAAGCGTTGCGTTTTAGTAGTGATAAAGATATTCCAGCTTTTGCTACTGGCGGTTCAGTATATGGAGCTGGTGGCCCTACTGATGATAAAATACCAGCAATGTTATCTAATGGCGAGTTTGTTGTAAATGCTGAACAGTCTAGAAGATTTAGACCTTTATTAGAATCAATAAATTCTGGAAAAGGCTTAAGGCTTAAGGCTGGTACTGAGCCTAAACTCACTGCAAACGGTGATAGTCCTGCCGAAGACAAAGTAGACCACTTATTTGAAAAGATTTTTGGTTGGTTTTCAAAAATGTGGGAAAAGATGCAAGCCATGTTTACTGGTGGTGGTGTTACAACAACAGATGAAACTGGGGGTGAGAGCAACAATACACAAGACATTATAAACAGAACACCTTCTAATGAAATTGGCAGCAAGATGTTTGAAGGTCTTGCTGAAGCAAACGCAAAGCAAATAGGTGAAATGCTTCAAAAAGATTTGAAGATTGAGTATTTTAATCCAGACAGTTTAGGAGAATTAGAACCTAGCGATTTAAAGGCAGTTGTTGCTGCACTAGAGAGTCAGGCTAAAGATCAAGCTTTACTAGATGAATCTAATAAGTTTAGCCCTGGCTTTGATACGCTTCCTGAACTAAATCTGATGGGAATAATGGATGAAAGAAATTCTCAAATTGCTGAATTTATTTCAACAGGATTAAGAAACGCTAGAGGGGAGGGCGCTACTACTTTAGGAGCACCTGTAGAAAGTTCTGATTTATTTAAAGAAATTAAAGAAGTTTTACCAGACTTAGCTATGACTTTTAGAGAGTTTACACAAGCTGAGCCAAAAGTAAGAGAAGACTTAATTAGCGCAGTAGCACCACTTATTCAAGCTTTTAATGAGTTAGAAGTGCAAGATCAGGCTAAGCTTGACAAAGACGGCCAAAAGGCTTTTACAGCCAAGGCCATAAAACTCGAGACTGATGCTACAGAGCTTGCTGCTAAAGTTAATAATGAAGCCTTTGGCTCAGTTAACGACAGCTTTACAAGCCTAAGCCGTGCTGCATCAAGTTTTGGTTTAACTTTTGATAAATATATTTTTAACTCCTTAACTAAAGCTGAAAAGCTAGACTTTTCTAAACTGCTTACACAGATGAACTCATTAGACCAAGTTATTGAAAATACTGACGAAGATGCGTTAAGATTTGTAGCAACCAAGCAATTAGATGGTTTACTTGAAGGTGCGGAAGAAGGTGTTGAAAAGAGAGCAAGAGGCTTTGTAACGCTAGGTCAGCAAGCTGGTGAAACTTTTAGTGCCGATTTTAATGAAAACTTTAAAAGAGGTTTAAGCTCACTAATTAAAGGCGATTCTGATCTTGATGATTTTCTTGAAAGCACACTAGACACTTTTACAAACAGTGTTATTGACAGTTTTGTAGAAGGTTTAACAGCACCGTTAACAGGTGAAGACGGGCCTATTGGTAAAATAATGGCAACACTTGGTGAAGGTTTGTTTAGCTCAGGAGAAGACAGTGGCGGTATGTTAAGCGGTCTTGGTGACATGTTTAGTGGAGACGGTCTGCTTAGTGGTATTGGCGACATGTTTAAACCCTCTGATGAAGCTGGTGAAGGTGGTGGTCTTCTTAGTGGTATTGGCGACATGTTTAAACCTTCTGATGAAGCTGGTGAAGGCGGAGGTCTTTTTAGCGGAGTTAGTAGTATGATAGGCGGCCTCTTCGGTGGAGGCAGTGAGGGAGAAAAAGGCCCACTAGGTGGTGCTACGCAGTGTGTAGACATTTGTGGCGGTGGTTCTGCTGCAGGCGGTGGTCTTACTTCTCTTTTTGGAGGAATGTTAGGCGGTGACGAAGATACTGCGAGTGACGATGGGATAGGTGCTCTGGTTGGGCCTCTAGCAGCGTCTGCTGATATTATGGGCGATGTTAATAACAATATTAGTAAAGGCAACACTTTGCAAGTAGCAGCTACAGAAGGGCTTGGTGGTGTCTTTACTGGAGGATTGGCAGGTCTTGGCGGAATGCTAGGCAGTTTGTTTGGCGGAGGCGAGACTGGCAGCATTATAGGGACTGTCGTACAAGCTGGAATTGCAGCTTATGGTATGAATACTGCTGCAACAGGTGGTGTTATAAGTGGACCTGGAACAGGTACTTCTGACAGCATACCTGCAATGTTATCAGATGGTGAGTTTATAATAAACGCTAAAAGCACTAAAAACAACTTAGAGTTATTACGTTCTATTAACGACAACAGTGTACGCAAGTTTGTAAATGGCGGCCTTGCAGGGGCTTCAGGCACAGGCGAAATAAAAGGATTAAAAGCAGCAGATTCTGGAAGCAATGCACTTTTTAATCTAAACATTACTGGCGACATTAGCAAACAAACTAAAAGAGAAATTATGCTGATGATGCCTGATTTAGCATCTGGTGTTAATAAATTCAACCGTGAACGTGGTTATTAATCGGTAAGGGCTTCGGCCCTTTTTTACCTAGGAGGCTAAATGTTTGGCATACTTAATTCAACAATAAACACACAAAGCAGCAATATGAATAGTGGTGGCGAGGTTGGTGACTACAACACTCTTGATGATACTGTCCTTTCAGCAATTTTTAGAGCACCTTTAACTATCGTATCAACACGTTTAAGAACTTCAGCAAGAACATTAAATTTGAGAACTTTAGCTACTGTCAGTCAAGCGCAAATTTGGGAAATCCAAACTGGGCTTTATACAGCTGAAGGCGCAGCAGACATGCTGATACACTCAGTAGTTAACGATGTTGATAAAACTTTCTTTGTTAGACCGCCTTGTTCAATAAAAACTTACAATCAAGCTCTTGGCTTAAAAAGGTCTGGGGTTAGTTCTTCAGTAAAATTCGGAACACCTAACAATCCAAGCGGCACTCTAGGCAACGGTACTAACAACCCTGAATATGGAACTGGGCTAGCTATATCAAGAGGCCATGGTTCTGTGCAAACGACTACGGGTATTGGACTTGGTGAGTCAAGCACCTTTAGCCCAATAAAAATAACATTAGACGGTGACAGTGAGCTATATAAAGGTGATTTTTTAACTTTTAAAGGTGACCCCAAGGCTTATCTAGTTACTGATGTTCAAGGTACTGATCAAGGATCAAATATAATATTCATTTATATTTTTCCTGCACTTAAAGCAAGCCTTAGCATTACTCAAGTTGCAAATTTTGGAGCAAGTGCAACAATGAAATGTAAATACGATGGTAGCTCAGTCATTGGTATTTCGTATATTGATGGGATTCTTGCAGATCCTGGAACTGTAACAATTGTAGAGGCTATCTAATGAGAGACGTTCATCCTGATCTTAAAATAATATTAGCCAGAGAGTCTGTATCTACTTGTATGTTAGTCGATATTGCTAATTCGCGCTTGTCAACCTATTCTCTTGCAGTGCCTCAAATTTTTTTAACTTCTTTTATTGCAGACTGGACTGACCCAGCAACAGGTGATATCTATCAAGCAACAAACGGCCTAGTATCAACTGACCCACCTAGGCTTTCTGATGTTCTTGATAAAGAATCTTTTAAGATAATTATTTCAGATGCTCAGTACTACTTAAGAGTTGATTTTGAAAACGGTGTGTACACAGGCGCGCCTATGAGAGTTAGAGGAGCTTTTGTAAACAATACAGGCACGGTTGATTTAGGCACGCAACCTGGGGCAATATATAACAATGGAATAATGGATGTTTACGCAGGTTACGTAGATGAGGTAGCTTACGCAATCGCACCTGATGATGAAGTGTATATTGAAATAAACGGCTCATCACCAATGGGCGTTCTTAACGGTACTCGGACAATCTTGACTTCAAAAAACTGGCTTAATGAAAAGTACCCTAATGATACTTCTTATGATCAGTTATTAGAAGGGTCAGATGCAATTAAACTACTTTGGGGTAAAGCGACATGAGTATGGGTATTATTAGCTTTGTAGTAACAGTAGCTTCTTCTTTATATCAAAGACAACAAGCGAAGAAGGCTAAAAAGAAAGCAGACAAAGCGGCTGATGAAAGAAAAGGTTTTGAAGTCCCTGTAGAGGGTGAAATTGGAAATGTCCCAGTAATTTACGGAAGAGCCAAGATTGGTGGAAATCGTGTATACCACGCTGTTCGAAGCCATTATGAATATAATGAAAGCTGGGTATATAATGGAGATGGCACAACTGTTAATAACGTTGAAGTTTTTTTAAGCACAGGTGGTGATCGTTTCTTAGTAGACCCGGAAATTAGGTATTCAAGTCAAGTAGTAACGGAGTGGCAAGGAAGCATTGAAACAATAAGCGGAATTGGCACTGTGACCAGTTTTGAGTTGTATGGCTATGTTAATAATGCATGGCTTAATGGCGCTAGCGCAACAAACTGGACAATCCACCGAACAGCTGCTGGCTCGGTTAATTCTGGGAGGTACGTTCTAGATGTTGGCGCAAACATTAACCCACCTTTACCAATTGGAACATCTGATTCTAAACTTTTTCAGGCAGGTGGAATTATACAACTAGTTCACGCACCTTTAGCCTCTGAAGAGGGACGCGTTTATAAAAATGAGATGGGGGAAGTTGTTTCATATACAACCCCTGTAACGCATACTTACTATGTGCATTCTTATAACAGCGCTACTGGAGTTGTAGAGCTTTCTGACCCACGTCTTAATATTGGTAAACAAAATTCTTACAGAAGTTTAGGAAGAGACGCGCTTAATACGAGCTGGTCGCCCAACTATGATGATAATGAAAGTAATAAAAGAAACCTTCTTTTCGTAACACAAGTTATTAGCTATGAAGGCTTAAACGAGGTTATGTTTGTAGATATTGATGAAAAGCCTTTTCAAGACCCAGAATTTGGCCCTAATGCGAGAATCCATATACACAAAACAGGAAATGTTTCTGATCAGTGGATTCGAGCTAACGTAGCGCCTGATTTAGACGCTGCAAATTTCCCAGGAGTCGCTCATGCTAATATGGCTTTTTTCTTAAACAGAGATGAGCCTCAATTTAACGGTATTCCTGATGTAAAGTTTTATGTTGAAGGTATGAAGCTTAATACGCCACAACAACTTATTGCAGGCTCTGGTGCTAAAACTTACTCAAATAACGCCGCTGATGTTTTATTAGACTACTTGACAAATGATAATTACGGACAAGGCTTGCCCTTAGATAAAATTGATTTAGACTCTTTTTCAAAAGCTTCGGCTGTTTGTGGGAAGATAATGCCGGTAGGTTTAAACGGTTCAGAGTACTTATCAACAACAGGAAAGTTTTGGAGCGCTACTGACCCTGAAGCTGATGGCACTACATTAAGGCAATTAAAACGATATGAATTTAATGGTATTCTAGACACTGGTGATACCGTTCGAGATAATATAAAAACGATTTTAAGAGTAATAGATCAAGGCTATTTAATCTGGTCAGGCGGAAAATATAAACTTAACCTTATATATCCGGAGCCCTGGAAAAGCTATGATGTTTATTCACAAGGCGAAATAGTCCAATATACAGAAGCGGGTTTTGCCACTAGTGTAGATATTTATCGCAGAACAAGTGGAACTTCAATTGCAGGCCAAACGCCAACAGCAAATGGCGGTGCTAACTGGGAAGTAGCGAGTGTTGCTATAATTACTGATGCAGATATACTTGTTGAAGGAAACATAACGCAAGGCTGGCCCCGCCTTGAAGACAAGCTAAACTATGCAACAGTTCGTTTTTACAATGAGCTTGAAGATTTTGAAGAAGACTCAGTAAGCTGGCCTAAAAAGTTTCCAGTGCCAGAAGATAATGATAACGTATATAGCACTTATATAGCGCAAGATTTAGGTATTAAGCTTGAAGATGAAGTCTTCATGAATGGAATTACTGACATCCACCATGCCAGGGCGTTTGCTGAAGAAATGGTAAGAGCTTCAAGGCATCGGTCTGATTTAAGACTTCTCCTTGACAGAACACATATTTTATTAGAGCCTGGTGATGTAATAAAAGTTAATAGTGTTCTACTTAGTATACCTAATGAGCTTTTGCAAGTAGAACAAATAGAGGTGCTTGCCACAGGTTCTGTTGAAATCTTTTGTAGAAAGTTTGATGCTAACGCTTTTGCTTGGAACGCACCTGACAACGAAGTAGTAGTTCCAAGAAATGTTTATGCATATGAAAAAATTGGGCAAGCTCGGAATTTAAGTTTTTCACCATATGACCTCGCTTATACTGACAGTATAATTGACGTAGCCGGTATTATTAACTGGGATGCAGCTTTAGGCAATGGTGGCGCCTATTATGACATTGCTTATCTTAAAGGAACTAAAGTTAAAGCAGTTGTTGGAGCACCTTGGATAGCGCTAGGAAGCACTAGTGGTTTAAATGAGTTAAAATTCCCTATACCTAAGCTAAGAGATGGTGTTTACACTTTTACAGTAATAACTAGAGATCGTGAAGGGAATCGCGCTGTAGAATACAACCCGGATACGGGCTCTCGATGGCCTCTCGCACAGGCAACAATAGTTGGCGGTTCGCTCTTTAATCTACCGGTTACGTTGTTTTGCTACATGTACAGTACTTATGATCGTACAGGCGCAGGAATGCATGATAGTAGAAGAGCAGCCGATGGCGTAACACCTATTTATTCAGGGGTTTATTACATAAATTTTAACGCTGTAGATTTTACGCTTTGGGAGCACCCGATAGGCACTGTCAACTTAGACTCTTATTTCATCCCTTTTAGAACAAAATTAGAAGCAAAACAGCACCTAATAAATCTTGGCGTTGACGAATCATATATAGATAATAATTACTACTTAATGACTTCGCGAGCCGAAGTTTCTGTCAGTTCTGCAGAAATGCCGCTTATGGTTGACGGTGTTAATAGCTGGAGCCCTTGGGAGCTTGATACAAGCGAACAAGTATACAAAGATCTCGAAGTATTTACGTTCCAACCGCTTAACGGACTTCAGCCATTAAGTCCAATAGACGGAACCGGTAGTTATACTTTTCCAGACGGCCCGAAAGTTGCTCCAACCGGAGCGATACAGCAGCCAGGTGATTATCAATATGATTGGGGTTTTAATCTTCCATCAGGTGGTAACATTGTTTCTTATAATATTTGGAGATCAGAGGGACAGGCTGACAAATATGGAAAAGCGGGACTTAACACTAATACAATCATTTGGTCAGTTCCTGAAATTTATACGAGCTTAGGTGTTGCAAGACAAGTTGTTTTTCTTTATCGATACGGTATTAATCTGACCACCATAATCGCGCAGGATAGTGTGCAAAGCCAATATAATTGGTATAGTGGCGTTCACGAAAGTTTGTCGCAGGCTTCAGGCAGAAACTGGAGCTTAACTCTTCCTACGCAAGATGGGTCAAATAATAGCTTGAGATTGTACGTAGCTGAGTATGAAGTTGTAGTAAATCTTGGTTTTACAGGCGTGTCAACAATTAATTGGAGAGGAGTAGTTCCTTATATTTCTGACGGAACAGAACTCCCTGGGGTAAGAACTGCAAAGGCTTCTGTTTGGAAATTTGCTGCGACTATACCCAGTGGGCCAACAGGCAACGGCACATGGACTTGGTCTACAGAAGAGATAAGTGGCTCAGAAGGGACAGAAGGGTCTGTCACTAGTACCCACGCAGGCTGGTATACAGAAAAGCCAGATTTAAGTGTCGGAAGCGGTGGTCAAACGCTTTGGGAAGCTTCGGTCTTAGTAAGGGGTGGAGTCGGTACACTAACAAACAGCTTTAACTGGGTTATAGCTTCGGTAGTGTCTGTTGGCTACGTGGCCTCTGATGGTGGCACTGGTGGAGACGGGGATGCTGGAGCAAGCACTGTTAGCGCTTACACAGTGATAAATGAGGGTTTGCTTTTTAGTGGAAGCGGTCTTGTGCAAACTGGTGCGGGATTGAACTCTGTACCAAGCAGCGTGGCCGTGTTAACCGCTTGGGGTCAGATCTGTGCGTTTAGTAAGGAAGTCCCTAACCTTGGGGTGAATCAAAGATTGTGGATGACTATGGGTTCTTTTGACCCTAATACTGGTATAATTGTGTGGGATCTTCCTTTCTGGGCTTCTTTAAAAGTTGGTTCATTGTCAGCAATAACTGCAAACTTTGGAGAGATGACATCAGGGATTATCACGCTCGGGAATACAGGCCATATTAAAATGGGGGAAAAGACCGGCTTTAGTCAAGTCGGCTATGGTATGTGGATGGGCATGAAGAGCAATAACGCTATGGGCTTTTTGATGGGCACTGGTACCCAGCGGCTTGCTTATGATAGTTCAACAGGTATTTTAAAAGCTTACGGTTTAGCTGTTTACTCAACAGACGCCGCTGGCAACGAGTTTCAAGTTCTAAGGTCCGGTGTTAACAATAGTGATGGTGGTGTCAGTTACACTAACTTGTATGATCCAACAGGTGCAAGAGTTAAGGTTTTCAATGACCCAACTAGGGCTCATGTTTTGACATGCGGGCCTTTTGTAACCACGGTAGGAGATCTTTGGATAATACCAAGTACTACCTATGTATGCACAAGACCGCACTTGCAAGCTGATACTTTCAGTTTCGATACTGTTAACTATTATTGGCAAGTGCTAGATAGCACTTCTGGTTATTTAGCTTTTACACCAATAGGTGCAGAAACGGCCAATCCTTGGGATACAACATATATAAAAGCTGCAGCAGTAGATACTCTTAAAATAAGAGGATTTGCGGTAACGGTTCCTGTAACCGGAACTGCAACAGGGCATACTAATACTAACCCTACACTCTTGATAACAAGAAACAGATACTGGCGCGGCGCTTACACTTCGGGCCTAACATGGCCACAAGCAGGCGGTATTTATACCTCTAGGCCATCAGCCTTGTCGATCACGGCAACAGCAAACTTTTTAGGGTTCGAGGGCGGTGGCGAGGGTCACAGTATTTTTCTGAAAGTAGTAGCGACGTGGTTTGTAAACGGAGTGATGAATCAACGTAATTGCGGTGAAGTAGCGCAAAGCGTAAGAAGAAGCTGGTCAGCCACGATGACTGTGATAGGACAAATGACACCCCCTGATAATGCAGGGAATGGGTTAATGTTTGAAGTTCAAGTAAAAACAGACACGTACAGTAAGTACCTTGGCGCAAATGCTATCACAGTCATATCGAGTAAAAGATAATGGAAAATAATAATTTAGGCAACCTAGTAACTTATGACAATGACGGTGTTATTATTCTTTGTCAAGCCGGGCCTGATGATTCTTTGCTATCATCACAAGCAATGATGCCCGACATGAATACGCTTTTTCATAAAGAAGGGCTGGTGACAAATGAACACTATTTTGTTGACACAACCACTCTCGAAGTGAAAGCTAAAGGCGAGAAGCCTGGAGAAGGCTATGTTTTTGATTATTTGACTAGTCAGTGGACTTTTGATCTCACCGTATCTAAAGAAGAAAAATGGTTAGAAATTAAAAAGGAGCGAGATTATCAAGAGTTTAATTCTTTTGAATGGCAAGGCAATCAAGTTCAATGTAACGAGGAATCCCAGCGCAGAATACAAGGTGCAGTACAAATGGCTGTAATTGACGCAAGCCTCGTTATTGATTGGACAATGGAGGATAACTCGGTTGTTTCGCTTACCGCTGCACAAGTTATAGACATGGGTACGGCTTTAGGCAATCATATTACCACAACGCATGAGCGTGGTAGAGCGCTAAGACAGCTTATTGCTGATGCAACTACCGAAGCACAATTAGCTCTTATAGCCTGGTAATAGCAATCAAAAGATTAAAGCTAAACAGCTTTGCAAGCTAGCAGTCTAGTTGTTTTTAAAAGGAGAAATAAATGAGGACGGCTGAATCAATTTTAAAAAGTCGGGACTTGGTTAAATTGTTGTCAAATCCCGACGCTTCAACCTTAGAAAAGATTGAAAAATTAGAATCTGAAATGAGCGAAATAGATGTTGATAAAATATGCCCAGTAAATGACTTTTTTGGTGAAAGAGTTTATGTAAGAGAATTTAATTTGCCTAAAAATTTTTTTGTAACAGGCCGTGTTCATAAAAGTGACCATGTTTTTATACTTGTGAAAGGAGATATTTTAATATGGGACTATCATCGCGGCGTTGAAAGACTTTCAGGATATAAAGCTTTTGAGTCAAAAGAAGGTGTAAAGCGAGCAATTATAGCGTATAGTGATACCATTATATTAACTGCACACTATGCAGAACCGTTTTTAACTATTGAAAACGCAAAAGACGAATTAAGCTTTAAAAAGAATTCTGAGTTTTTAGACTATAAGAACAAGCTTATTGGTGAAACTAAAGATGCTAACAGCTCTGTAAAAGGCCGCAAGAGTCTTCCAGAATTGAAAAGCTTGGAAAAAGTCGATGTACCTGATACTGCACCTAGGCCGTAATTTGCGGCTCACAGGCAGCTACGCTATTGCGATTGTTTTTAATATTTTTAAAATAAACAAATAAGCCAAACTTGTTAACGGCTCCCGTTACATTAACCCATTTATGGCCCCCTTTATATACCTAACCCTCCTGAGTAACTAAAAGACACCCCAGAACGCACTAAGGTTACTAGCAGTTATTCAAAGAGGTAGAGGGTAGAGGTGGTAGACCTACCCGAAAGAGGATATACTATGGCACTTCCCTTACTACTAGCCCCGTTGTTAGCGAAAGGTTTAGGGCTTGTTGGCAATGCTGCCCTTGCTCTTGGAACTGATTGGATTGAAGAAAAAACAGGCGTTGATCTAGGCAAAGCAAACCTTTCTGATGAAGAGTTTGTACGGCTAGAAGAATTCCAAATGAGACACGAAGAAGAACTTTTAAAAATACAGCAAGAAGATGACCGTCTTGCACAAGAATATGATAAAATGTTTTTAGAAGATGTACAGTCAGCCCGAAATGTACAGACTACTGCGTTAGCACAAGAAGATATTTTCTCTAAAAGGTTTTTATATTGGTACACATTGTTTTGGACTTTTGCAGCAGTCGCTTATATTGGCGGAATAACTTTCTACCCAATACCCGAAACACAGACTCGGTTTGCTGATGTAATTTTAGGATTTCTTCTTGGCACAGTTATTGCTCAAATTATTAATTTCTTTTATGGTTCAAGTAAAGGTAGCGCAGATAAAAATGCAATGCTTCAAAAAGAGTTGGAGAAAAAGCAATGAAATTAGGAGAGCATCAAGAACTATTTACGAGAGACATGGTTAAACTAATGATTAAAGCTTTTGAATTAGGCTATGAAGTTAGGACTGGTGAGGTGTTCAGGACAGTTGAGCAGCAAAAATGGTATATTGCAATGGGTCGCTCAAAAACAATGAACTCAATGCATCTTAAAAAGTGTGCAGTAGATTTGCATTTTACTAAAGACGGGAAATTAATATACCCTTGTGAATTAGGAAAGTATTGGGAAAGCTTAAATGACCAAAATAAAGCTGGCATGTTCTGGCGAAAGTTCAAAGACAAGCCTCATTTTCAAAGGACTGTTTAGCGTTTTAAAACGCGGGAAATAGGGTATCTTATATGATATCCAAAAAGAGATATCGTTTTATTAATTCTGAGAAGGTACTTTATTATGAGTAATGAAGAAAGGCTGGAGAATAATATTGTAGCAATGACTTTGCACTTTGAACTAGGCGTTAAGCGTCTTCAGCGAATGTTTGAGTGCGCAGAAAAAGATGATTTACGATACCGCTTAAACGTAATGAAAGCAAAACTTTTTGAGATGGAAGATCGTCTTGATTATTATGTTATCTGGGATGAAAGCAAAGCAGCATAATAGTGAAAGGGCCTTCGGGCCCTTAAAAATTGAGACATAGCTAAAATTAAAAAATAAAGGATTTCTTATGGAAATTAAAAAAAGAAAAAGGCAGCTTCGTGCATTAGGCAGGCTTAAGAAAACAACTTTCATAAACTCAAAAGCTAGCGCTGGTTTAATCAGAAAATTTAATCAAATCAATTGTCCTTTTGTGTTTGAAGAAGAACAGAAAGCTTGGGAAATTCGTAAAAAAGTAGAGATAAACAATTTAGAAAAAAGAGCTAATTTATGAAAAATAAAAAGAAAGAGAGTGCTTTAAAAACAAACAATACACTTCACGTAGCTATTACAGATTCTACGTTTAATAGCAAAGACATACAAGGTTTTAAAAAACACAATGAAATGCTAGCTCGCGCTGCCAAAGGTCTTGTACACCCTAATTGCAAATGGGCTCAAAATAGTAAACACATAAAAGCTTTCCCAAATATGTCTGTGTCTTTTGAAGCAGTAGGTCTTTTGTGTAAAGGTAAGCAAAGAAAAAAAGAAATACATAAAGAAATATCAACACTTAAAAATAAATGTAAAAAAATTCAAAAAGCTGATACCGCAGAGTCAAAGATTGTTTTAGCTTCTACTGAAAAGGCTATCAAAGCTTTGCAAGTTCGAATAAAAAGTGAAGACAGAGATAAGCATGTGTACCGAAAACTTTCTTCTTCTTTTTCTTCATAAGGTCTATAGTAATGAGTAATTGTAAAAATCGCGTTGCATATACTGTGCCTAGCGGCTGGGACTATAAAACACTTGATTATGCTTGTGGTAACACTGGCCTTGATGGTGAAGCTGTTATGTGTGAAATCTGCGAAAACAAGATTCTTAAAGGAAAAATGGATCGCCCTGGATTCTGTAAACATGGGATTAGAATAAGTGAGTATGATTGTGATTGTTGGCGTTGTGAAACAGGGGAAAATTAAACCGAACAACACTCGAAGGACAGCGGGTACAAGCCTGTCCAGTTAGTCACGGGAACACCGTGCAACCAAATTCGACAGTGAATAGATGTACTCCCTGTGGTGGGGAGGAACGTGCGCCTAACCAGCAAGCATACCCAATAGGGATCTCTCATTGTCTTATATGCAACTCAAAGCATACCACTCGTAAGGGTGCCATGAAGAGAGTCAGTCACGAGATGCTGTTGAGAATTCTTCGCATTCCGTGCACACCCTGAATATTCTGTGTCCCTGAAATGGGTTGCTTGGGCGCGTAATACACAGAAGCTACTAGTTGAGCATACAACTAGTGCGGCCTTCATCCGTAAAGCCCCATGAAGAGTTAGTCACGATGCAGATTTCGGCAACAGTGGAGGAGAATCGTGCAACCAAACCCATTAACTAACAAAATTAACTTTTAGAAAAGGTCTATTAAATGAAAACTAAAAGAATATTAATAGCTATTGCAAAAACGCTTCTTAGCTCACTTGCTCTTAGCTTCGGACTTGGCTTGGCCGCCTTTATAACAGGACTGTTAGTGATAAGTTTTTCAACTAACGAAGCTACCGAAAGTATTGGTCTTCTTGTTTATGCTAGCCTTGCAATAACGGGTGGCACCTTTTTAATAGGGCTTCTTATTTATTCTTTAAGAGCAGAAGATCAAATTTTAAATTTAGAGATGAAAGAACTTAACCCTTCAAAAATTAAAAGGAAATAAAAATGCGACACCCTGCTAAAGTAAACCCGTTTGGATATAGAAAGAAAATTCAAGGCAGTTTGCCAACTAGGAAACCAAACAATCACAGGCTAAGATCACCAATAACAGAAAGCCTAGGTTCTCTTAAATAAAAAAGGTCTATAAAAATGAAGCCGTTAATAGAAAGCACTAGTGCCGACGATACTTGTGTTATTTGCAAGCAGAGTATTAAAGAAAATGCAATCGGTCTCTGGATAAAAGGAAACAATGCAGAGCCAATAGCGAGAGGACAATGCTGTGACCCTTGTAATTCAAAAGTTATAACTAAAAGAATTACAGGTTTATATGCTTGAATCTATAGAGAAAAGCTCTTGGTATGGTGTACAATACGTATCAGGCCCAGATGATCTCTTTATCAAGACATTTTGGACACTTGCACATTCAAATAAAAAAGCAATTAACGCTTGCAAGATCAATAGAGACGTCTATAGTATAGTAACTATTAAAAAACAAACACGGAAAAAGCAGTATCTTATATGATATAGAAAATAACAGTAACTAACGGGGTATTAAAAATGAAACTTGTAAACAGTAAAAACAATAGCTCAAAGTTTTTTGCAAGATTTAGACGAACGCGTCAATCTGTTTATCATTATCTCTTAATGAGACTTTTGATTATGCCTTTTGTGGTTGCTGCTTGTGCAATAATCGCCAAAGTACTTACAGCTTCAATTGCCAATTGGTCGTTTAATACTTATATTTTTATTGGCCTTGGTGTGTTTTCTTTGTTTATTTTATTAGAAGTGTTAGAAGAGTTTAGCAGCTTGGGTCTAAACAATGCCCCCCGATGAAACAGGCGGATGCTGGAAAAGCTCAAAAAGAGGAAAGAATCGTAAACGTTTTAAAAAAGAAAATAAAAAATTAAAAGATAAAAAAGCCTTAAAAGCTAGAGTTATTTCAAAACAAGAAGTTAATTCAAAGCAGTTAGATCTTAAAAATTTAACTAAAAAGTAACCCGTTACTGTGACGGTTTCGCAGAATATTAAATGAGAAAAGGAAGAAATCATGCGCATGATTTTAAAAGTAATAAGTGTTTCATTTGTAATAGTACTTGCCGGTGTTTCAAGCGGTTGTAGTAAAGCGCCGCAAACATTTGATCTCGATGGCGTGTCTTTTCAGACATATTTAGATCAAGCAATGGGTACTGCAGAGGATGTAAAATCAACAGCAGCCAGCAAAAGCAATTCAGTTTTAACAAATATTAAGTACGTTAAAACAGCTGGTGTTAATCATCTAGAAGAGTTTGTTAATAAAAGAAACGCAAACAAGCTAGTAACTCAGTTAGAGAAAGAAGAAAAAGAGCTTGACACTTTAATGGAAACAGGGTTTGGAACAATTGTAAAATCTCAATATAAAGAGTCTTTACGCCGTATCATAGCTCATTGTGAAAGTGAATTTTTTAAAAAAGAAAACACTTCAACTTATGAAGCTTGCTTAAAATTAAATGTAACTAAGCTCGATAAAATGATTTATAGTTCATACGACCATTTGACTTTTTATAATAATCTCTATAAAACTAACAGCTAATAAACCTTTTATTATAATGTTGTAGTAAAAGGAATTATTATGCTTAAGTTAACTTTAATAAGAGGTCTTCCGGGTTCTGGAAAGTCTACTTTGAGTCGTGCTCTTGGAGGCAGCAACACAGAGCGATTTGAAGCAGATATGTATTTTCTAAATTCAGAGGGTTGTTATAATTTTGATAAAAAACTTATAGGGCACGCACATCAGTGGTGTAGAACAATGTGTGGTATAGCGCTATCAAATGGAAAGTCAGTTATTGTTTCAAACACGTTTGCAGCTTTTTGGGAAATGAAGCCTTATTTTGCTATGGTTTCAAACCTTAATATCCCTGAAATTGAGATTATAGAAGCTACCGGAAACTTTGGTAGCTTGCATAATGTCCCAGAAGCTGTACTTAATAGAATGAAAAATCGTTGGCAAAAAATTGAAGACATAAAAGCTGATGCTGAACGCCTTTGGCATTGTGATATTAATATTGAGGAGCGTATTACATGAAAATTTCAAAAAATTTAAATATTAAAAATAAAAATCCACTAGTAGCTTTTATATGTGTTGTTTGTGCCTTGTTTGTTACAAACACAGCTTTTGCACAAGAAGTTGGAACTGTTACTTGTAGCAATGCAGCAATATACGGCAGTAACAAGCCTTGTACTACTGTTGTTAAAGTTTCAAGAAAGAAAATGGTTTGTCCGTCTAACCGTCAAGGGAATCGTACAACCTATGGAACAGGCGCTTGTGCTACAATAACAACGCCAAGCAACACACAAAACGAAAGCTACTTTGTCAGAAATGGTGAAAAGCTTTTTAATTCACCTGGTGGTTGTGACAAAACACGCTATACGTGTGTTAGTCATTTTGATTAAAACTTATGCCTAAAAAGACAGGCAAAAAGTCTTCTGAAGGCTTTTGGAGACAGTTTAACAAAGGTGGTCTTTTAACAGGAGTTGCAATTAAAAGCGTTTATGAGCGAAGGCAGCTTTTAAGAGATCACCGAAACAACTGTAAAAAGATTAACGATGAAACTCAACGTATAAGCGTTGAAATTGATTCGGTAAACAAAGCATTGGAAAGAATCCAATCTAAACTAAAACAAAGCTAAGCAACAACTATTGTCTTCTTTCCCTTCGGGGAAAGGAGGCGCAATTTACTTTAAACTATTTTTTTTTTCCTCTTAGCTTTTTACAAGCGAGGGGTTTAATGAAGAGATGGCTTAAAGATATTTGGGAAAATGTTTATGAAGAACTAATATGTGTTATGGAAGACTCACTTTATATTTTATTTAGTTTTATTATTGTCCCCATTCTTACAGTTGGAATGTTTATCTTATTAATACAAATAGTTATTTTAATTATAACCTTATGAGGATCTAAATGAGAGCTACTCTTATTAAGTCGCTTAACCAACGAATGTCAACTGAGCTGGCTCCACAAAACCCAGTTAGCGTAATAAAACGCTATCCAGTCGCAGCATACATAGATGTTCTTATTAGTATAATGTACTTATACACAAGGCCTAAAAAGGGCTATAACAAAAACACAATATATCTTGCTGAGCTTATTTCAGCGCTAGGGCATACAATGATTTCAAGATGGAATCTACCTGTTAACTCGGCACTTGCCGCTAAAATCGGTGCATTTTATTTATATTCATTTGATAAACTAGGTATTTTAGAAGTCATTTTAGGTCAAGGGAGGAACGGGCATAATGCTTATATTGTCAGGTTAATAAAAGATGATGTTCTGGTTGAGCTTTGGCAAAGCCTCCCTGCAACATCTATTGAAAAGCTTCCATCAAAAACGCCATACCCTGATTGGGTAAGCAGTGAACATGCAAATGGCACAAGCCTTGTAAAAACTAAAAATAAAATGGTGTTAGAAAGCCTTACTGCTGAAACGCATCCTTTAGTTTTTGAATGCGTCAATCGCGCTCAAAAAGTAGGGTGGCGTGTAAACAAGCGCGTTTATTCACTAGAGCAATGGGCTTTAAAAACAAAGCAAGAAGCGTTTCAAGATATTTGGAATGCGCATTCAAGAGAAGCAAGGGCTACAAAAGGAAGAGAAGCTAAAGCAATTTTAAGTATTGCAACAAAGTTCCTTAATGACACTTTTTATCATCTATATTATTATGATTTTAGAGGCCGAAAATACGCAGCAACCGCTTATCTCCATGAGCAAGGTTCTGATATTGCAAAAGGCATGTTATTACGTTCTGATGCAAAACCTATCGGTTCTGAAGGTTTTAAATGGCTTCTTATTTCAATTGCTTCAAACTGGGGCGGAGAGTGCGGCCACCCTGAAGGAGCAAAGTCTGACAAAATTCCTTTGTTAGAAAGATTTGAATGGGCGTTAGCTAATGAAGATACTTTTTTAGAGTATGCGGCAAACCCAAAAGAGTCTATTGGTTGGATGCGTGCAGACAAACCTTGGCAATTTATTGCAGCTTGCTTAGAGCTTTATAAGCTAAGAATGTGGCAACTTCAAATGGAAAAGCATGTAAACGCTAAAGGAGATCCGTTTCAAAACTACGGCTATGTTTCACATTTAGAAGCATATATTGATGGTACTAATAACGGTTCTCAGCACTTAGCTGCTTTAACAAGAGATGAAATAACAGCACCTCATGTCAATCTAACGCCTAGCGTAATGCCTGGAGATCTTTACGGTTTTATTGCAAAACGTGTATGGTCAAATATTAACGAAGACATAGCAAGTCTAAGCCCTGAAGAAAGAATTGCGTTAGAAGAATGGATTGATGCAACAATTGATTTAAGGAAACAAATACAAGCGCAAGAGCCAGGTGTTATTAAAGATGAGCTGCTTCAACTACTTCGTTGTGTTAGAGAAGACTTAGCCGAACTTGAAGCGTTTAAAGCTCCTGTCTTTTGGGCAAGAATTGTTGATAATAAAAGTCAAAGAAAAATAGTAAAAAGAAATGTAATGACCTTGCCTTACGGTGGAACGCCTTTTGGACTAGGTCAGCAACAAATAGACGACGCTCGAAAGCATAAAATAAACTTGTTGTTCTATATGGAGCATAAATGGGGTGCATATATGGGTCGTTGTGTTTATGAAGAATGTCGAAATGCTTTAAGGCGACCTTCTCAGCTTTTAACTTTGTTTGAAAAAGCAGGAAAGACAGCTGAAAACAATGGTCTTTTTCTTAACTGGCCAGTCCCGATAACAAACTTTCCAGTAGTGCAACATTATACTGAAGGTAAAGTTAAAAAAATATGGGTACAATACGGGCCTAAAGAAGGTGAGTTAAAGTCTACAGGTTATTATGATAATGCTTTACAACTATTAATTTGCTTTTTTGAGGATGTTAAGCCATCTAAAGGAAAGCAGTCGCAAGGAGCTGCGCCAAATGTAACTCACAGTTTAGATGCAGCACACCTTGTTTTAATTGTTTGTAGATCTGAATGCGCTGTTACAACAGTCCATGATTCTTTTGGTACACTTCTTTGCGACATGCCTGAATTGTTTAAAAACACTAGAGAAACTTTTGTTGAACTTTATAACGTAAACCCTATAACAACACTCTTTAAACATATTGGTGCTGATATTTCTCAAGTTGAGTTTGGCACTCTTGACATAAATCTGGTACTTGAATCTGAGTACTGCTTTTCTTAGGAACAATAAATGCAAACCATTGAAAGTTTTTTAAAAATCAAACAGTTAGAGGCTACTTCTGTTGAGCCGTTTATTTCTTCACTTGTTGCAATAAAAGCTTGGTTACAAGAGCGGCTACTAGAAGGCCCAAACATTACTTCAGAAGAGTTTCTTTCTAGTTTAGAGCATGGTGTAAACGAAGTAATAGATGTTAACACTAGTTTTAACTATTATTTTGGAGGTTTGCTTTACATTGTAGAAAGTAAAGAAGATTTAAATCAGATAGGGAGCCCTTATCCCTTACCCGACGAAGCTACAGGCCACCTTGCTACAAATTCTTTTTGTTTTGACGTTGCTGAAAAGCTTGGAAACTGTGGTATTTTGTTTTGTGATATTACTAATGACGCCGGAGGCCCTTCTTATTTTATACCTACACACTTAATAAATAATCATGTAAAGGATTCTTTTAATATAACTAACTTGGAAGCTGTACCTATGAAATACAAAAACGCGGAATTCGAAACAACTAATAATAAAAAAGAAACGTTAACAGAACCTGAGTATAACCCGAGCATTGCAGAAATAGCTGAATATGCAAACGAAAACGGCCTTGGTCAGGAAGTTACCGGTAGCCGTGAACTCCTTGAATTAGTAAAACAAAAAATGATTGCAGAAAAAGAAATAAGTACCTTAAAAGACTCTTTAACAAGGGAGAAAGAAAGCCTTGCTAATTTAAAAGAGGAAGATAACAAATTAAGAACGCGATCAGACGATTAAGATTTTTAAAATTAACAAACGAGCAACTTTTAGTTAAAATACAGCTTAACATAAATTAAGCTATGGTTACTAGACTTTTACAAACAATTGCTCGTTAATTTAACCCTTTTAAGGGAGTTTAAACGTAAATATTATTAAATTTAATTTGGAGTAAAAAATGCCGTTAATTGAAAATGCTGAAATTTATTTTGCAACTTTAGATCCAGCGCGTCCTAACGCTAAATGGGATAAAGAAAACCCTAAGTGGGAAGTTCAAATGAGAACTTCTGATTTTGAACGAGTCACTGAGTTAAAAGACCTCGGAATTAAAATGAGGTTAATGACGCACAATTCTGGTGAAAGTGAAGGTGAGCCAATAACTGACGAACAAGGTCGTAAACAATGGCGATATACTTTTAAAAAAAGTTCAACAAAAGCGCTAAAGCTTGGCGGCGGCCCTGCAGCACCTCCTGAACTTGTTGACGGCGATATGGAGCCGGTAGACCCCACAATAATCGGTAATGGGACACTTGCTAATCTTGATATTTTTCAATACACATATGGTGATAATAAAATTGCTTGTGTGTTAATGGGTGTTCAAATTGTAAAGCTTGTTTATTATAAGCAAAGCAGTGGTTTTGTAAAAGCTGCGATGCAAGATACAGTCTATCCAGATAATTTTGAAGAAGATCATAGTATTAAAAAGGAGGCTGTAGCAACTGAAGACAGTGAAATACCTTTTAAAGTAATTAAAGAAAACGTTGAAGTTGTTTCTGATATAGAAAAAGACGATTACACGCATTCTAATGAAGCTTTAAATAAAGCAGTTCCTAGTGCTCCTGATATAGAGGATTACTAGTGAACCTTGTGTCACTAATTAACGGACAAGCGGGTTTATTTCAACCGCTTGACCCTTTAATTGAAGAGCACTTTAAAGAAAAAGACGCAAAAGTTAATATTTATGAATCTAACTGGCTAGACGAAAAGTGGGTAGAAGGCAGTGAAACAATTAATTTTAAAAAACTGTTCTTATCTCCTTGTGGAGAAGATGACTATTATGGTTGGCTTGATGGAAAAGCAATGGCATTCGCATGGAAAGACCCTGAAAAGCCAAGAAAAGAAGTTAGCTGGGCTTTTAAAAGAAGCGTTACCGCTAGCCCAAAGAATAGCTTTAAAGCAGGCGATCATATAAACCCCTCTCACTATCAAGGACATTTTGTTTCTGAAGCTTTAAAAATATCATTACAATGGCTAGAAACACAAAGCGGAATAATGTCACCAGAGCGTTTTGAAGGTGGTTTAGAAATGATGACAAGAAAATATATTGACAGACGAGGTGGAAAAGATGCTGAAATACAAGAGCTTAAAAAGAGTTTATGGTATTTAAAATTTTGGATAGCTTACTTAACTAATAATCGTAAAATGACAACAGTAAAAGAGGTAGAGGAGTTAATAAATAAATAATGTTAAATATTCAACCAAAAGGTCAAAAGCTTGTTTTTGATATAGAGGCTGATAACCTCTTGCGTGACGCTACTACAATGTTTGTATTGCGCACAGAAGATATTGACACTGGCGAAAAATGCCGGTATATAGCGTGTCAAGGCGATAGCGGTTGGATAGATAAACTGTCTTCCGCATCGCTTGTTATCGGTCATAACATTTGTGGTTATGATCTGCCGTTATTAGAAAAATTATATAATTTTAGGCTTCCTACCAATGTAAAAGTCCGTGATACCTTTGTTATGTCAATTGTCTTAGACTACATGCGATTTGGCTCACATAAAGGACATGGACTAGGTAATTGGGGTGAAGCTCTTGGTTATTCTAAAGGTGATTTTGAAGACTTTTCAAAATACTCTGAAGAAATGGATGTTTATTGTGAACGTGATGTTAGTCTCAATGTTAAAGTTTATAGAGAACTAGAAAAAGAATTAAAAATAATTCTAGCTAGTGATCACGGTGCGCCTTATCTTATTACTTATCTTAAGTCAGAGCAAGCAGTAGCAAGATGGCAAGCAATTGCTCAAGCTAACGGCTGGCCTTTTGATATTGAAAAGGCTCTTAAACTTAAAGATGATTTAAAAAAGATATTAGACAATATACAAGAAAAACTTGAAGCCGTGTTAGGTTTAAAAGCTAAGATAAAAGACAGAATGCCTGATAACTATCGTGTTGTAAACAAATGGGTAGAAATGGTTAAAGAAGGTAATTCACCGTACGCTGATCAAGAGTCTCTTATGAAGCTTAGTAACTTGTTGTGGGATAGTGAAGAAATTATTGCAGAGCCTAAATTCCCCCGCTGGGTCAAAGCAGGTTCTTATGATAGTCATACTGCAAACTGGTTTAACATAGACCCTTGGGAAGGTTATTTAGGTGAAAGTCAACCAATTGCAGGCCCTTATTCAAGACTTGAAATAGTTCCTTTAAAGCTTACATCGCCTTCTGATGTTAAAATTTTTCTTTACAGAAACGGATGGGAGCCTAGTGAGTGGAACACCAAACCCGACCCTTACGATAATAAAAAACGAATTAAAACTTCTCCAAAAATTGCAGATGATGATTTAGAGCTTCTTGGTGGAGACGGCGCGCTTTATAGTGATTTTAAAAGCTTTTCCTCAAGACATAATGTGTTAACAACTTGGTGTAAAGAATACCGCAACGGTGTTTTACATGGAGATTCCTTTGTAATAGGAACACCTTCTATGCGTACAAGACATCAAATTATAGCAAACGTCCCTACTAGTGAAAAGCCTTATGGCACTGAAATGCGAGAGCTTTTTACTTGCACTGAAAAAGAATTACTAGTTGGTGGAGATTCTTCAGGAAATCAAGCAAGAGCTCTAGCGTTTTATATAGGTGATGAAGAGTATACAAACACAGTTGTGCATGGCGATATTCACACTTATAACGCAAACGCGCTAACAAGCGCTCTTCAAAAGATGGGTATAGATTACGAAGTTCCTAGAAACGCGGCTAAGCGTATTTTATATGCTTTTTTGTTTGGCGCAAGCGGTGGAAAGCTTTGGAGCTATATTTTTGGTGTTAATAACAAACAAAAAGGTAATAAACTAAAAAACTTATTTACAAAAGCTGTACCTGGCTTTGGTGAACTAGTTGAAAGTCAAGAAAAGATATTCTCTTCTACTAAAAAATTTGGTTACGGTTATATTTATGGAATTGCCGGTAACAGAATTTATGTAGATTCTTATCACAAGTTGTTGGTTTATTTACTGCAAGCCTGTGAGAAAGCAACATGCGCAGCAGCTGTAATGCTTACTATGGAAAGGCTTGAGGCTGAAGGGATTCCTTATACGCCTTGCATTATGTATCACGATGAAGAAAATATGAGAGTAGCTATTGAACATTCTAAAAGAACAGCAGAAATTGTCAAGCAAGCCTTTATTGACGGGCCTAAGTTATTTGGTATACAAATAATGGATGGTGACGCAAAGATAGGAAAAACTTGGCTTGAAATTCACTAATAAGGAAATGCTATGTTAGACAGAAATGATTTATTAAAAGTAATATTAATGGAAGAGCTTGGTGAATTTGCGCAAGCTATATCAAAAACATTGAGGTTTACAGACGCGCACAGATACCCTGAATACTTGCTCACAAACGCTGAAACAGCTCAACTAGAATTTAACGATGTTATTGCTCTTTGTGAGATGGTTAGCTCAGATACTTTTGCAATACACCCCGATCAAGCCTTAATAGAGTCTAAAAAAGCTCGTGTAGAAGAGTCACTTTTATGGTCTGCTGAAAGAGGCGCGTTGGATGAAACAAGTGCAACAGAATCTGAAGAAACTATTGACATAAATAAAAAATTAGCACTCTACTTAGTAGCTCTTGTTCGGCAAGGTACCAACATGGAAGTGCCAGTAAGTATAGAACACCTATTAAGTCAGCTTTTTATAACAGAAGTTCCTGGGGTGACTGAGCTCGCTAATCACACTTTGTCTGAAATACACAAAACCCTTAACCACTAAAGGAGTTTAAATGGCAATTGCAATAATTGATGGAGACATTCTATGCTATGATGCTTGTAGCCCTAGGTGGCGAAAGAAAGCTGTTGATGGTGTTGTTACACAGCATTTAGATGCTAACGGAAACAGAGTGCCTTTTGAATTTACTCCTGAAGAAGACAGAGAATATCTTGAAGAATGCTGGGAAAATTTGTTAAAACTGTTAGAAGAGCTTAAGTCAAAGCTTTTTTGTAAAGAACACATAATGGCTGTCAAGGGCACAAAAGAGTTTCGCTGTGAATTGTATCCAGAATACAAGGCTAACAGGAAGAAAAGAGACCCATCTTATGCTTCACAAACAAGAGTTGTCCCTGAACTAAGAAAGCTTCTTGTGCTTAATGATTTAGCTATTGCTGCGCAGTACCGAGAGGCTGACGACTATGTTCGTATTTGGGCCATAGAATGTCGAAAAGCAGGTATACCTTATTTTGTGTGTTCTATTGATAAAGACTTAAAATGCATCCCTGGTAAGTATTACCATATGAAAAGTAAAAAAGTTATTGAAATCTCAGAAATTGAAGCTAGTCGGCATTATTATGAACAGCTTTTAAAAGGAGATCCTACTGATAATATCCCTGGTATTCCAGGTGTTGGTGATAAAACTGCCAAGTCTCTTGTTTCAAGTATTGAAAAAGATTCAGACTTTCAAGAGATTGGTGTAGAGCGGTATATAGAGTACTATGGGGATGACTGGTATCCTAATCTATTATTGAACGCAAAGCTTATACACATACAGCGTCATTTAGAAGATTGGTTTAGTCTCGAAGAGTGGCCAGTTGTCCAAGATATGAAACGTTACGGTTTAATCTAAGGGGCAAGTATGGCATTTACAGGCAAGGTACCGCTGTTGACCACGGTAACACCTGATATACATAATGGGCATTGGTCTTTTCCAGAACAAATGGGTGGAAAAGATTATGCTGGCTTTATTTATGTGATTAGGGACACAGTGTTAGAGAGGTTTTATTTAGGTAAAAAGAATTATTATGGAAGAGGTCGGACTAATAAAGGTGTAGAAGCTAGTTGGAAGACTTATAAGTCTTCATCAAAAGCGCTTAAGCATCATTTCGCCGAAAGACCTTATTATGATGAATTTGATTTTATCTGTATAGAACAGTATCACAGTCAAGGAACTCTCTCGTATTCAGAGACATGGTCTCTTTGCTTAGTAGAAGCCCCAACTAGCAACACATGGTATAATAGAATGATAGACAAAGTAACATGGAACGTTAGCGAACAAATAACAAACAGACATAAAGAAAGATTAGAAAAATCAATAAACTGGGAGCAGTTTCAATGAAGGTAACTAGCGGTGTTTTACAACTTATCGGTTTTTTCTTATTAGTAAGTTCAGGTATTTGGTGTATTTTTACTTTTTCAAACCCTACCGACCTTTTTATAATTGGAGCTGCTTTCGTTATAACAGGTTTTGCAATTACTGGTGTTTATGATCAAATCGAAAAGACAAAAGAAGCTGCAAACATTATGGAGACAAAACACTAATGGGTACAATTGTAAAAAGAAATCAACCTTGTCTTAGCGAGACTTGCGAGTCTTCAAATGCAAGACAGGTATATGAAAATGGTAGCTCTCACTGTTTTTCTTGTGGAAAAAGCTTTAAATCAAAAAGCCCTTCTAACAAAAGTAAAACAGATGCGCCTTCAATTAAAACTAACTTTGAAAAATTTTTAAAACTAGAGACCCTTGAAGAAATTGACTCTTATCGTTCTGCGCCTTTAACTTCAAGAGGTATTGAAAAAAGCGTAACAGATTTTTATGATGTCAGAGTTTCTTACGACATTAATGGTAAAGTAGAGTCACAATTTTTTGGATATGACAGTGGGAAAACTTGGCAAAGAAAATGGATACAAGCTAAAGAGAAAAAAGATGCTTTTAAATGGATAGGCCCTAAGACTGATAGACTTTTCGGTATGGAAAGGTTTGCAAGAGGTGGCAAGCGTATTATTCTTTGTGAAGGCGCACTAGATGCGCTTTCAGTACAAGTAGCTAATTTTAAAAAATACAAAAGAATGTATCCTGTAGTTTCTAGTCATTCTGCTTCTGCTATAAAAACTTTAGAAAACCGCGAGTATTTAAGATCTTTTGATGAAGTTATTATTTGTTATGATGAAGACGATGCTGGTAAAAAAGCTACTGAAAAAGCAGTAAAAGAGATTGGTTATGATAAGGTTAAAGTAGTAAACCTTCCCAGAGCTGATGCTAATGATGTTCTTCAAAAAGATGGTTGGGAAGAGCTACTTCGTTGTATGTTTAATGCTGAATCAAGAACACCTTCTGGTATTATAAACAGAGAAGATATTTGGTCTTCAGTAATTTCTTTCAATGAAAAAGAATCTATTCCGTATCCAGCATGTGTTGATAGTTTAAACACAAAGCTTAAGGGTCGTCGTGGCGGTGAAATAACTTTATTTATTTCGGGAACAGGCTCCGGCAAAACAACCTTAATAAGAGAAATTTTAGAAGACGCAATTGTTAATAGAGGTGAAAAGTTTGGAATACTTTCTTTAGAAGAGTCTCCTGCTGAAACTGCTAGAAACCTATCAGCAATGTATTTGAAGAAAAATCCATCTGAAGAGCTTATTGCAATTGAAGAGCTTAAAAAAGGCTTTGATGCTGTTTTTGGAGAAGAAGGCTCAGAAGAACGGCTTATTGTTTTAGATCATCAAGGTTCTTTAAAAGACGATCAAGCTATTGATCAAATGGAGTATATGTGTCTTAAAGGAGTTTCAGGCTTATTAATAGACCATATAACAATACTAACTTCGGAAGGTGTTGACAATTTGTATGGCAATGAAGCGCATGATAAAATGATGAACAATCTTCTTAGACTTGCAAAGCGATATCCTAGTGTATGGATCGGTCTTGTCTCTCATTTAAGAAAAGCGCCACTTGGTGGTAAAAGTTTTGAAGAAGGTCGTTTACCTTCGATTGATGATATAAAAGGTTCAGGCTCTATAAAACAAGTTTCATTTGATATTGTAGCCTTTGCAAGAAACATGACGCATGAAGACGAAGACGTTAGAAACAGTATTAAATGTTCTGTGTTGAAATCTAGATTTACGGGCTTGACAGGGCCTGTTCCGGGCTTTCATTATGACAACAGTACTGGTAGATTGACGCAAGGGTTGTTTATAGACCCAGAAAAAGAAACGGAATCAGACAAAAAGTTTTCAAAGTTAAAACCTTTAAAACCACCCTTTTTGAAACCGTCTAAACATACAGCTTAATCAAAGAATGAGGTTAATGTGACAATAGAAACACCGTGGTCAACAGTAGGCTATCTTACTTACAAAAGAACCTATTCAAGGAAAATGGAAAATGGTGAATTTGAAGAGTTTCCCGACACTATTGAAAGAGTTATCAATGCTACAGAAGAGCAGCTACGTTGTGGTTTTGATGTAGATGAAACAGATAGGCTACGGGGGTACTTTTTAGGTCTTAAAGCTTCCGTAGCTGGTCGTTTTTTATGGCAGCTAGGAACAGACACTGTGTCTGACTTAGGTCTAGCTTCTTTGCAAAATTGCGCCTTTACAGTAGTAGATGACCCTGTTCGCCCATTTACTTGGGCAATGGACATGCTTGCACTAGGCTCTGGTGTTGGTTATAATATTCAAAAAGAACACATAAGTAAATTACCGGCAGTTAGAGATTGGTTTGAACCACCTACTCGCGTAAATGATGGAGGCGCTGATTTCATTGTCCCTGATTCCAGAGAAGGCTGGTGCAAACTTTTAGGCAAGGTCTTAAAAGCTGCATTTTTAAGTTCAAGAAAAGACCAAGGAACTTTTACTTTTAGTACGCAAGTTGTTAGGGGCAAAGGTACACCTATTGAAGGTTTTGGAGGAACGGCTTCTGGGCCTGAAGACTTAGTATGGGGAATGGCTAAAATTTCAGAAGTACTAGTAGCCAGAGCTGGAAGAAAAATAAGACCTATTGATGCTCTAGATATCATGAATTTAATAGGCCATATTATTGTTGCCGGAAATGTAAGAAGGTCTGCACAAATTGCAATAGGAGACCCCGATGATGTTGAATTTCTTTTAGCAAAACGATGGGATATGGGCAGCATTCCTAAATGGCGAGCAATGTCTAATAATAGTGTTGCTTGTGATGATATACGTGATCTTCACGATTACTTCTGGGATGGATACGAGGGTCGAGGAGAACCTTACGGTCTTATCAATTTAAAACTGTCTAGGAGAGTTGGTCGTTTAGGCGAGACACAATACCCAGACCATGAAGTAATGGGTTACAACCCTTGTGCTGAACAAAGCTTAGCGCCTTATGAAACTTGTTGTCTCTCTGAAGTTTTTCTACCGAATGTTGAATCTAAAGAAGAGTTTACTGATATTATTGAGCTTTTATACCGAATTAATAAACACTCTCTAATGTTAAAAGCTCATCATCACGAAACTCAAACAATTGTTCACAAGAATATGCGTATGGGGATAGGTCTCACCGGTGTGTTACAAGCATCAGACGAACAACGGTCTTGGATGGATGAAGGCTACCGATACTTGCGTGATTTTGATGTAAGATACTCTGAAATGCACGATATGCCTGAATCTATAAAGCTAACTACAGTTAAGCCCTCAGGAACATTATCTTTGCTTCCTGGTGTTACGCCCGGAATACATCCTGCATACTCAAGATATATGAACAGGCGTATTCGAATTGCAAGCGATAATAAACTAGTTGAAGTTTGCAGAGAGCACGGTTATCCAATAGAGTTTCAAAAGAACCTTGATGGCACTGAAGACTTTGATACAGTTTGCGTAACTTTTCCTTTTGCATACCCTGAAGGAACACCCGTAGCTTCTGACTACACAGCAATAAGCATGCTACAAGAAGTCAGAAACATGCAAGCTTCTTGGTCAGATAATAGCGTGTCTTGTACAGTATATTATAAAAAAGAAGAAATACCCGAAATAAAAGAATTTCTTTATAAGCATTATAAAAACAATTTTAAATCTTTAAGCTTTTTATTGCACTCTGATCACGGTTTTGAGCAAGCGCCGTTAGAAGAGATAACAGAAGAAGAGTTTAATACCTTATTAAATAATACAAAGATTATTAAAAATGTTGAAAGCGCTAGCTATGAAAGCAGTGATGAATGTGACGCAGGTGCATGTCCTATTAAATAGTTTAAAATTAAAACAAAAAGGGGTTCCTTCGGGAGCCCCTTAAAAACGTGAGAGGTTAAAATGAGACTAAAATATAGGTATTTAATAGTAACAAAAGACGGCAATGTCTCTATGACTAATAATCTAGGATTAGCAAAATCGAAAATAAAGCCGTATACAGTCGGTCTTGGTATCGGTAACACGCATAATAGAGGTATTTTAATTGACGCTTCTTTAGGAAAAGAATACAATTCTGAAAATGATACTTGGCAAAGTATTAGTTCTGACAAGTCGTCATCAGAAAGTCTATCGGATGAAATGTTTAATGCAAGTAGTTAACAGTCAAAAAGAGCCTTATGATGTTTATATCGGTAGTCAATCTAATAGACATTTTAGAGTATTATTAAACAAAATACCTAAATATTTTACACCAGAACAAAAACTTAAAAGATTTTCAAACAACCTAAAAATCTGGTTAGATGATTACCCCGAAGCTGTAGAATCAATTATAAAGCTACACAATAAAACACTAGGCTGTGATTGTGGTAATTTAGAACATTGTCACGGTTTAGCTATTTTATCAGAAGCTGATTTTTATTGGAATAAAATTTATGGAGCATGTGATGCTAACAAAAAACGTAGAACCGATTAAGCAGACTTATCTGCTTATGAATGAAGAAGGTAAGTTTTATACTTCAAAGAGAATGCCGAAAAACAATATTAAAGATTGGGTTGTAATAATAGACGCAATACAACTTTTAGAGTGGGTAGATGGACTCTGGCTACCTTTGCTTGAAAGCAAGGAAAATATTAATGGAAACTAACACAATAATGGGTTGCCTCGAAATAATTGAAAGCGTAAGTAGTACAAAAATAAAAGAAAGTCTTTTGCAAGAATTTATGGAAGACCCTGACTTTACACAAATTTTACAAATGACATATGATATTAGACATACATATGGAATTAAAAAAATAGAATATAGCCCAAACAAACATAGTGTTAAAAACTGGGACATTGGCACGTATGGCTTATTAGAGGGACTTACAAGTCGGGCTCTTTCTGGCAACGCAGCAACAGAAGCTGTTGTTAAAGAATTAGAACAATTAAGCCCTAGTTCTTCAAAGCTCTTATATAGAGTGTTACAAAGAGATTTGCTTTGTGGAATAAATGCAACTTCAATAAACAACGCAGTTAGTAATACAATTTACAAACCAGGCTATATGCGTTGTTCTTTGCCTGATCAAAAGTATTTAGACAGGTTTGAATGGGAAAGAGGTATTTACTGCCAACTAAAAGCTGATGGAATGTTTGTTAATGTTAATGTTTCTGATGCTGGTTGTGTTTTAACAAGCCGTCGCGGTCATATTTTGCCAAAAAACATGTGTAACATTCTTGAAAAAAGCTTAGAAAAGTTGTCACCAAACTATCAGTACCATGGCGAGCTTTTAGTAAAACACAGATCTTTGAACACAGTTTATACATACAATAGAAAAGAAGGTAATGGGATTATAAACCACTTAGTTAAAGGTACAGGCAAGCTACCTCCTGAACACTGGCTTTCTCTAGATCTTTGGGACATGATTTTGTCTGAAGAAGAAGACAAGCGAATATACGAAGAACGTCTTGAAGAGCTTTCTTATTTGTTAGAAAAGAAAAATAATTCTTTACAAAAAATAGAGACAACAATAGTAAGATCGTATTCTGAAGCAGAAGCTTGGTATAAACACTGGAGATCTTTAGGCTTTGAAGGCGCTGTTATTAAAAACCCAAAAGGTCTTTGGAAAAACGGAACGTCTTTTGACCAACTAAAAGTAAAGCCAACAAAAACTTGTGAGTTGATTGCCATTGTAATGAACCCAGGTAAAGAATCAGGAAGAAATGTAGATAGTTTTGGTTCGCTTCTTTGTGTATCTGAATGTGGAAATCTTGCTGTAAATGTTGCTGGCTTTAATGACGAAGAAAGAGCTGAAGTATCAAGTAATTGGAGTAAATATAAAGAGGGTGTTGTTTCTGTTAAATTTACAGAGACTATTCAAGATAAACGTGGTGTCTGGTCTTTAAGCAATCCAAGGTTTTTAGAGTGGCGGCTTGAAGAAAAAGATACAGCAGATACACTGGTTTATATAAAAAAACTATAAATTAAAGAGGTAAAAAGTATGACTATTAAATGCAAAAGTAACACCGTGTATGACGGCAAAGGCCAGCTTATTGAAGACGAAAAAATTGCATTTTCAATTAGCGCAGGCGTAAGCAACGTCACTATCAAGAACTACAAATTTAGAAACGTAACGTATGGTGTACTTGGTTGTAAAGGCGAAGGAGAATCTCGTAACATCGTTGTTGAAGACTGTGAAATGCACAACGACCCTGGTTCAGACCCTTTTGTAGACTACGAGGGACAGCGTATTACTAAGACTAGCGGCCAAGATACAGGTGCTGGTGTACTAATCTACGGAAACTATGCCTTGCATGATACTATAGTACGTTTTAACGTCTGTACAGGTTTAGCCAGAATTGTGCTAACAGGGAGCGAAGCAAGAAACTGGACTATATGTTCTAACCGCAGTGATGGCGCAGAAGACAGCTCAATTTACGTAAAAGGCACACAGTCGCTTGTGACATGGAATCACGTTATAAACAGCGGCAAGTGCGGCATCAAGACTCGACCAAACGGCAATGCTAATACTCAGATGGGTGGACATCGAATAGCGTTCAACTATGTAGAAGAATTTGGTTTGATCAAGCCAGATAGCGGAGCTTGTATCAACATAGCTGTACCTACAATAGTTGAGTACAACACCTGTAAGGTTGTAAAGTTCCCAGCAGCAAAAGCCCCGACAGGACACGCTCGTTGCTACAACTACGCTTCGCCGTTCATTATCAGTAGGCACAACGTAGCGATAACAAAAGATGACCATAAATTTATAGCGTATAAAATACAGGAGAAGTCTGTCTTTTTAGATAGTTTCGACGACCAGACTGTTTATAGCGATGAAGTGTAAAAATGAATAATGAAGGCTTTTTAGCACTAATTATTGTTACTCTTGTATTCATATTAATTACTTTATTGGGATTAACAAAATGACAGGAATGAAAAAATCTACAATTAAAAAAGTTATACGTAAAAAATTAAACAGCTGGTATAACAGCATAACAGATGAAGGCCTTAGATTAAGAGTTAAACAAAATTCAATTGTAACTGGCGGCGCTATAACTTCAATGCTACTTGGCGAAAAGCCTAATGATTATGATATTTATTTTGAGAATAAAGAAATAGCAAAAGAAGTTGCAGAGTATTATTCAAATATTTTTAACGAGCTTAACCCACGGTTGATATCAGCGCCGAAAGTTAAAGAAGAAAAAATAATGAATATAAGAGGCGAAGAAGAAGATCGTATTGTTATTTGGATGCAATCGGAAGGTGTTGCTACTGAAGATGAAAATGACCTAACTATTAGTGACGTTATTTCGAGAACATTGTCTGTGTTGGAAGATAATGCAGAAACAAATGCGTATAAATCCGGCTGGGCTGCAGGCAGAGACAGTGTTGAAGATGCTGTTTTACAAGGAGCTGAGCAGCTTGTTGAAAAAAGTCTAGATGAAAAAGATAAATATAGACCTATTTATATTACAAATAACGCAATTTCGCTTAGTGGCAAGATTCAGCTAGTGATAAGGTTTCACGGAGAGCCTGATAAAATACACGATAACTATGATTTTGCACATTGTATGTGCTATTACCGTAGCAGTACAAATGAAGTAGTTCTTCCGCCAGAAGCTCTTGAAGCTATCTTGACAAAAACACTTATATATAAGGGCGGTTTATATCCTGTTGCATCTATTCTTCGCACTAGAAAATTTATAAATCGCGGATGGAGGATAACCGCTGGTCAAATGCTTAAGATAATGTTTCAAATAAGCAACATAGACCTTAACGATATCCCTATATTGCGTGAGCAATTAATTGGTGTTGATCACAGTTATATGGCTGATTTAATTTATAAAATAAATGAAACGCACACTAAAGGAGATAAGATTGATGAGTCTTACTTAGGCGGTCTTATTGATGAAATATTTGAAGACGATTAATAAACATTTAAAAAAAAGAGAAAATACAAAATGTCTAATAAACACAGCAAAGAGAGTATAGAAGATAGTTTGCACCTTGATTTAGAAACAATGGGTGTGGGGCCAAGTGCTAAAATTTTTGAGATAGGCGCAATATCAGATTTAAGTGGCAAAGAATTTTTTGTTCAGGTAGATGTTGCTTCTTATGAAAATTATGGAAATTCTTTTAGTACAGACAAGCTAACACTTAGTTGGCTAAAAGCTCAAAATTTATCTTACTTAGAAGGCAAAACGCCTATTTTAGAAGCTATGCGTTTGTTTTTAGATTGGTTTGATGAAGAAAAAAATGCATTTGAAAGTATAGAAAGACCGACTTTTTCAGGCAATCTTAAAAAGGCTTTTTTCTTAACAAGCCGTTGCTTAGAATATGGGCTAACG